GCTAGGCGGTGGGCTCGGCGGTGTACTCGGCGGTGTACTCGGCGGTGCGCTCGGCGGTGGGCTCGGCGGTGTACTCGGCGGTGCGCTCGGCGGTGGGCTCTAATTGGTCGAACTATCTAGGCGGTCAGTTCTGGGTTTCATGGCAAGGTTTTCTGGCCTTTCTTCGAGAGGTTTGCAATCTCGAATTCGAATCAGACATTTGGGGACGCGAAAAGGCTTACGCCGATGCGCAAACTTCCGCTGGCTGGTGGTGGCCGCACAAAGACTTTGTGATGGTTTGCAATCGTCCGGAATTTATCCGGCGCGACGAACAAGGAAGATTGCACTCTGACCGAAGCATGTCGATTCGCTTCCGTGATGGATGGGGTTTGTGGCACTGGCATGGAGTCGAAGTTAACGAGCAAATTATCCTCAAGCCGTATGAGTTGAAAGCGAAACAGGCGCTAGGTGAACAGAACGCCGAAGTACGCCGCGTAATGATCGAACGCATCGGCATGGAACGCTTTCTTTCTGAGGCTGGCGCGAGCCAAATCCACCGGCATGATAGAGGCGATTTGTTCTCCATTGATCTTCCTGGCGACCCAGAGAATGTTATGCGGGTCGTGCGCGTTACAGACCCGTCCACATCAAGGGTTTATTTTCTCCGTGTTCCTCCGACAATTGAACGTGCCGATGACGCCGTGGCGTGGACTTTTGGCTTTGACTTGACGAAGCAGTACCGGCCAATCATTGAGACATAACTGTGAGCTTCATCAAGCCAGTAGAAGAGTGGAGAGACCAGTGCAAGGCAAGAATGGCGCTGGCAGGGAAAGATACACCCCTCTACCAGATGCTCGCTGGACACTTGAAGATGTACGAGGAACTTCTTGAGTCCATGCGCAAGTGCCATGAGCCTGCCCAAAAGAGTTTGATGCCGCGTGAACCGGGCCAAGAGGGATGAGCATTTTGATTATCCAAGCAGATGCGCGTTCTATTCCACTGGCTGACAAATCAGTCCATTGCGTTGTGACCTCACCACCCTATTGGGGCTTGCGGGATTATGGCGTGGCCGGACAACTCGGGCTCGAGAAAACACCGGAAGAGTACATCGCGCAGATGGTCGAGGTATTCCGCGAAGTGAAGCGAGTTCTGCGCGATGACGGGACGATTTGGGTCAACATGGGTGATTCCTACCAGGGCGGCAATCGCGGTGAGTACGGCAAGACGCGAGGAGGCAACGGAATCCAGCAAACAAATCCGGGCAGTGACACGATTGGAGCGCCGAATAGGTTCCCGATCCCCGGACTCAAAGCGAAAGATTTAGTTGGTATTCCGTGGATGCTGGCCTTCGCGCTTCGCGCTGATGGATGGTATCTACGCAGCGACATCATCTGGTCGAAGCCGAATCCGATGCCGGAGAGTGTCAGCGATCGCCCAACCAAGGCCCACGAATATATTTTTCTACTCTCCAAAAACGAAAGGTACTACTACGACGTCGACGCAATTCTTGAGCCGGTCAGTGAGAACACACACATGCGGCTGAGTCAGAACCTTGCTCGGCAGGTGGGCTCACATCGTGCAAACGGGGGCGGTAAAACAAATGGGCCAATGAAGGCCGTTGGCCGTAAGGCAAAGCAGGATGAAACGGGGAATCGGCGGTACACCGGATTCAATGAGCGATGGAAAGTAAAGCATAACGCGAGTTTTGACGCATCGGTTTGTCTACCAGTGACAGAGCGCAACAAGCGGTCAGTATGGACGGTGAATGCTCAAGGATTCGCGGAAGCCCACTTCGCCACGTTCCCCGAAGAATTAATCAAGCCCTGCATCCTAGCCGGGTGTCCTGCAGGTGGGATAGTTCTCGATCCGTTCATGGGTAGCGGAACAACAGCGCTCGTCGCGCGAAACCTGCAATGTAATGCGGTCGGACTCGAGTTGAACGCAGCGTACATCGAGATTGCGAAAAGAAGGCTCGCACAAGAAGTGCTTGACTTTAAGTAGATGTTGAGCGAGGATTCTGCGCGTTCCGGTGCCTGCTAGTTTCATACCCACCTTCACGGGCGGCGCGTGAGACTGGATGGGCACCGGACACAAAGACCGCCCGTGACTAGTAAAATATTGGCAATAATATAGTTGACGAATCAAGGCGGTAAGGTCAGCATATTAGTTGCCAGTGAAAGGAAAATTCACTGGTATGCTCTTTGTAAGTGCTCCAATCCCGTACTTCTTAGTGAGGGAGATCGAAGGGAGTCAAATGCTTGAACTTGACCCCTATTATTTTTACTGGCTCGCCAGAACAGTGCATGAGTGCCTAATCGGAATGGGGCTAACTCCACCCGCTCCGGTCCCGGTATTCGCCGGGAAATATGCATTGGAAGAGTTCGTTGGCAAGGACAAGCAGGATTTTCTACCAAAATCAAAAGAAAAGGCTAAAGAAATCATAAGCCAAATCAACGCTTTGATTGAGCCTTTACCTCTAAAACAAGGAAACATCCTCATAACGCCAGAGGAGTATGCATTCTTCCACGCGACTATTATGGAGTTTGAGGGGCAGATAAAAGAAGAGTACAAGCATTTGTACGTTTTGTGCGTGGAAGACCAACGACTCCTGAGTGCCTATGTTCTTGTCGAGCAGATTGAAAAGGCTGTTGCTCCAAAGACTTGGAAGTATATGTCCAAAGCCGCTAGGGGGGACCTAGAAGAATCAGGTCATTGTCTAGCTTTCGAGCGATATACAGCATCCGGTTTTCACATCCTTCGCAGTGTGGAATCGATTATCCGAGAGTATATCGTGGCCTGCGGCGTAACCCTCAAGGACAGTGATAGAAATTGGGGCAAATATGCCGAAATACTCAGAGGGAATGGAGCGGCCCATGAAGTCACAAATATGATTGATAACCTCAGAACGGATGACCGTAATACGCTAATGCACCCGGAGAAATTCCTGAACCAAGACGACGCCATTGGGTTGTTCAACCTTTGTCAGACAGCCCTAGACCGCTTGATAAACGATATGGAAAAACGAGGTTACGCGAAAGAGTTCAAACTATGAAAAAGACCAATGAGTATGCGGCGTTCAACGATCTAGCGAAGAAACTCGTTTCCGTTCCGCATAGTGAGGTGAAAGCAAAACTGGACGCGGAAGAACAAGCGAGAAAGCGGAAGAAATCTAAGAAATCTTCCGCTTCCCGCGAGGCAGTCTAGTTGGACAGGCTAGGCGTCGCACCGACCTTGCCAGTGACTTCGGCATAGGTCAGACGCTTTCCGAGGATGTGAGAGGCAACGTGCTCGAATCGCAGACCATCGTGAGCCAGTTTCCGGAAGTTGTACCGGAACACCTGTTCATCAAGATAGCGGAACAAGTGGAAAGGTTCCACGCTGATATAAGTTCCCTTGAGTTGACGCTTGAACAGGCTCCAGAAATTTTCCAGCCCGTTGGTGTGAACCTGTCCGTCAACGTAGCGTTCCGCATGGTCAATGACCTTGTGCTCGAACCCTTGCTGCTTGAGTCCCTGATAGGACATGAGCGCATCGGTGTAGATCGCGCTGCCTGCCTTGACGTGAGCGCGAATATTGGATTGGAGCGCGTGCTTTTTGCGGTTGCCGACTACTGCGGCGCGAACCTCACCACCACGCTCAAGGATTCCCATGACGGCGGTTTTGTCTTTGGTGCCAGTCTCGGTAATCCGGCGCTTGTGTTTATCGGCGTGCATGAATCGGGCCGCACCACCAACGAAAGTTTCGTCTACTTCGACTTCGCCATCGGGACCACCGAGTTTCAGGAACGAGCGGGTCTGCATCGCAAGGCGAATGCGGTGGAGCATGAACCATGCGGACTTTTGGGTGATGCCGAGAGCGCGAGCCACTTCATAGGAACTGACGCCGTTCTTGCAGTTCGCAATCATCCAGATAGCGACGAGCCACTTGTCGAGGGGGAGCGCAGAATCCTCAAGGATAGTCCCGACCTTGGCCGAGAACTGCCGTTTGGTGTGGACGCTCTTGCACTGCCACTTGCGTTGATTCTTGAGGAACACAACGTCCTCGCGGCCACAAGTAGGGCAGACCACAACGCCGTCCGGCCAACGCAGTTTGACCATGAACTTGAGGCAGTTATCGGCGTCCGCGAAGTGGATTATGGCTTGTTGGAGTGTCTTTGGCTTGGTGCTCATGGCGTCCCTCACAAGACAAATAGTACCTTAGCCCGTTTGATTTGTCAAGTATATTGTTGCCAAAATATTTATGTTAAGGTTCTCGCAACGTGCCCTCAGTTCATTTCACTTGCATCCGTTGCGACAAGTCCATCACGGAGGAGTGCAAGACTCCAAACCATCGGTGCAAGCGCGGACTCTGTCGGCCATGCGTGCGCGAGATTCTAGCTGAGGCTTACGCGACTTCGGAGCACGGGACCATCTCACGGGTATACGAGCAGATCATCCGAAAAGTGGAACGAGCGAAAAGGAGAGCGAATGGCAACAAAAGGAAAAAAGTCCAGCCCCAAAAAGAAGTCATCGCAGCCTGATGGTCCACGAGTCGTGCCGCCAAAGAAGACGGGCAAGCGCGGCATCGGACCTGCACCGTTGGATGAGGTCAAGGATTTTGACCAACCAGTGAAGAAGGAATCCGTCGCTCCCGCGCAAGAAGGTAGCCTGCTTGCCGAGCAACCGCCCAAGCCCACCGTGGTAGGCGACCGAATTCAGATGCACTTTTTGAAGCCGACATTCTCGAAGACGAAGAAGGGTGTGCGTCTCGTCGCCCTGCATCTCTCTTTCGCGCTGACTGAGGAGCACACTTCGGACAGCCTCTTGCCCAAGGGCATCCGTGAATCATGGGAAGTCATCTCGAAGCACGGTCGCAAGAAACTCGATTTGGTAGGCATCCCCGGCCAGCGTGCGGTGTTCTACATGACGCACGATATTGACGACGCGAAACTCACGCTGCCAGCCGCCGAGGTAACGAACGTCTCGCTTGCCGTGATCCAGAAAAAGGGTGACGGCGAAGCGCAGAAATTCATCCGGCTGTCGTTCAGGCTGCAAGTTCCTGTCACGCATGAGGTCGAAAAGTTCGCCGTGCTAAATTATGGGGCGGACTGGTGGATTCAACTGGAAGAGACGGACGAGCCCCTGTTTGGGGAAGAAGACGAAGAGTAATTGCCTTTGCTGCGCAGAAACGATTTGTGCGAGGACGCGGTCCACGTGATGAAGTACCAGATCATGCGAGCCAACGGAATCGAGACATGGAGCGACTTCGAGCGAGACGTGATTCAGGGACTCACGAATCGCATCTGCGCAGGACACAAAGGATTGGATTGGCACAAGGTTCGAGAAATGGTTCTAGGACTTTTCCACTCGGAGAATTAAGTGCCGTGGGACCGAAAAAAGTACCCGAAGAATTGGGAGCGAGTAGTCGCAAGAGTCGCTGCTCGCTCCGGGGGACGTTGCGAATGTTCAGGCCAGTGCGGACTTCACAGATTCACCGGAGGGCCAAGAAGATGCGTCGAGCGCAACGGAGAGCCAGCCAAGTTTGCCCGAGGCCGGATAATCCTCACGACAGCGCATCTCTGCAAGTGCGTACCGAAGTGCGGCAACATGCGGCACCTGAAACACATGTGTCAACGTTGTCATTTGCGCGTGGACCGTTTCCATCATCTAGCGAATAGGCGTAAACGTTTCGAGCAGGAGACCGGACAGAAAAGGATTTTTGAGCGATGAAGAAGAAACCCGATATCTCCGTATCAGTCGGCGGTTACGATTGTACTGGCGATGGCAAGTGGACTGTCGAAGATTTCTACGCGGTCGCCGCAGCGTTTACCGATGCAGCTCGAGCATTGGAGAAGAAAGCGCACGGCCAGATCGACGAAGATGGTCTCGTCAACATCGGCTTAGACTTCGGTGGTCCCTTCAACGAAAAGACCGGACTCCCCAAACTTCCGCGCAATCCCGGAGACGCAAAGCCTGGCGCTTCGGACATCAAGTGCGAATTCTGCTCAAAGCTGGCCAGTTTCATTATCAATAAGCATGCGGTCTGCATGGAGCATCGAGGGAAGGCATGACACAAGCGAGCCTATTCGACAATCCCGAAGTAGGCCGCGCACGCCGCGCTGACCCAGACACTGCCAAAGCAGCGGCAAGGACTGTCTCTGTCTCGGACCTTGAATCCAAAGTACTGGAAACGCTTCGGCGCTTCGGAGGCATGACGACTCACGAACTAGCTGAATATCTTGATCTTTCATTGGTGAGTATCTCGCCACGCATGGCGCCTCTGCGGTCCAAAAGGTTTGTGGTGGATTCTGGCGAACGGCGCAAGGGGCCATCAGGCGTTAGGTCCATTGTCTGGACAATCTGCTAAGAAAGGGAGAGCGGGTGAGCCTGAAAAGGTTGTAGGATGTAGACCATCGGGCAGTGAAATCGAAAACAAAGAGAGGAACACAGAATGAGACCACAAGAATGGGGACTTTCAAGAAAAGAAAAGTTTTTTTTCTGCATCGCAGGCATCCTTCTGGGAGGCTTGGCTAATGGGTTTGCATCGTTCGTTCTTGCTGTACTGGCGGGATGCCTTGTCACATTTTCGATCATGGCACCGGACAGCGAGACGCCGATGTTTCGCGTGAACTGGAGAAAGTTCATAACTCGATTCGCGTTCATGTACGGCATCACCTTGGCAGTCATGTTTCTGGGCGGTTGCAGCGCCGCATTTCTTGGAGTCATCAGCGGGTTGCTGCCGGCGCTCGCTGCCGCTGTCGAAGCTGCGGTTAGCTTCGTAGCATCGCTAGAAGGGAAAACGGTCAGTCCAACCTTGAGTGCTGCGGTTCAGAAATGGGCCGCAAACGTCGCCGGCCTAATCACAAACTTGCAGAACATCATCTCAGCCGCTCAAGGTGCCGCTACCACGAGCGTCATTGCCGCAATTCAGGCCGCGATGCAGGCGATCAGTTCGGCCATGTCGAGCATCTTGTCCGAGTTCAACGTTACCGACAGCGCGACAGTCAGCAAGTTCACTTCGCTTGTTGGCCTCGGCATCGCACTCGTCGAGACCATCCTTGGACTGATTCCGGTCGCGCAAGCGAAGCTGGCGGCTATCGAAAAGGCTGGCGCTTCGAAAGAACAACTCGCAGCCGAGGACAAGGAAGTCAGCACTCACCTCAAGAACGCTCACAAGGCGATGCAAGAGGCTTTCGTCGTTATCAGAACTTCGCCTACAGCAAATCCCGATGTAAACGCCGCTTTGCTGGAATTGCCTGTAGCATTGCCGTAGTTCCACTCTTACCAGCCTAGAGCGTCCAGTGGCGACTGGCTGTGAGTACGTTCCGCTGGCAGAGGGTACAGCGCAAGCCAAGGCCCTCTGTGACGAATTTCCAAGAGAGCGCCGAGTGTCTTTCTAGAAGACGTGCTCAACTAGTCCGGTGAGGGAACCTCGGCTACCTATCACTGGCAAAAAGAGGACACATGAAATTCGGGAAATTAGCACCAAAGCGGTCTCTCAAGACTCTGGCGTTGAGCAATTACATGAAGGCATCTGCGGTCGCTTTCCCGCCAGCGCACGCATGGGAGAGAAATATTCCCTACGGGATGCTGCTCAATGATTCGCTCGGCGACTGTGTGATCGCCGGCTGCTCGCATCTAGAAATGGCGTGGCAGTCTGTGGCACACGCGGGCGACACGCCATTCGTGCCGACAGACGACCAAGTGACTGCGGACTACTCAGCGGTCGGCGGATACGTCAAAGGCGATTCATCCACAGACCAAGGCTGCAACATGCTGGACGCGATGCACTACGGACTGCGCACTGGCTTTGTAGGTCGCCCGCCGTGGCAAAGTTTCGCAACGCTCGACGTACAGAACGTGGACCAAGTAAAAGCAGCCGTCTATATCTTCTGCGGTGTCCCGATTGGATTCAGCGTGCCTCAATCGATGGTAGATGAGATGAACGCTGGCATCGAGCCGACTTTCAAATTCGTTCCGAATGACAAACCATCCGGTGAGGGACACTGCGTACTCATCGTTGGCTATGGTCGCTCAGGCATCGCACTCATCTCTTGGGGCAAGGTATACCGTCCATCATGGGACTTCTTCTTGCAGAACACTGACGAGGCGTACTGCGTGAGTTCGAAAGACTGGCTCAAGGCCAGCGGGATCTCGCCGACCGGCGTGGATATTGACGGACTCGTGCAAGACCAAGCTGTGATTTTAGCTGCCTAAGTTTGCCGTGCCGTGAAGACGGCGGAAAGGCGGAAGTGGTCCCACGTTAGGAGGCTGCGAGCGTCCCCTCGACAACCGACTGCTCGCAGTCTCCACCCCACTCAACGCGAAAGGAAAAGTTAGATGAGACCTTTTATTGCAGCCTTATTCTTGGTGTTCTTTGGAGCCGAGCAGCAAATGGTTGCTCCGAAAGTGGAGCACAAGAAACACGAAACGACGCAGACCTACGACGAAGTGATTCGCTCTTGCCCGGCAGGGTATGAGGGACATTTCGTGGACATCAACGCGGGATTCGACTATTCATCCTTTTGGAGTTCCTCTGGATATTTCACCTACCCCGAAAGCGGTGGACAACTAGCTTACGCGGTGTGCTTCGACAAGAAGTTCATGGACGAGATACGCAAGAATCCCGAGTTACTGGCACAGCGACCTGCTCCACCGAAACCTGTTTGAAAGGAAAGGAATTCATGGACAGCATAAGTGAAGCCCGGTTAGCTCTTGTTCATCCAGAAACATCGCGCCGCATCCATCAGTTGGAGGACATGCTCTCTTTTAAGATCGGTGTGAGTCAAGGATTGCGAACATGGTCCCAGCAAGATTCTTTATGGCAAGAAGGACGCAACCCGGACGGTAGTTACATTGACCCCATTCATCACACTGGCGTAGTCACAAATGCCAAGGGCGGGGAATCCATGCATAATTTTGGGATTCCGGTTGACGTGTTCCCTGTAGGAGATGACGGAAAACCGGACTGGAATGGTAAAGATGAGAAGTGGGCCGAGATATTAGCCAAAGCACCGTCCTGTGGACTGGCCGAGGGCGCGAAATGGCGCACATTCCCTGACGAGCCACACCTGTACCCACAGGAATGCCCTGCAGACCCTACGGATGAGATACGGGCACTCATGGCTTCCGGTGGCTTACAAGCCGTTTGGAGCGCGATATTGCCACTGGGCAACAATGTAGAGAACGTAGCCGATGCCGTAAACCCAGACTGACCATGAAGCAAACTCTCGCCAGCCTCACGAATCTTTCCCGCCTCGCCCCGCAGTCGCACTTCATGTCTCTGGCAAAAGCAGCCGAGTACGAGAACCTGTCAGCCTACAGCCCGACCAACATCCTCGCGTGGCTCAAGAACGTGGGGCTGTACTGGCTCGGCGCAAAGCATCCATTTCTGACTTATGCAGCACCGTCCACCGGCATCTTCCCCATGGACAACCAGGTAAAAATCAGCGTGGCAGGTGATTGGGGAAGCGGAACAAATGAAGCCGAGAAAGTAGCCGCACAAATCCGCGCAGGTATGCCCGACTTCACGATTCACCTTGGCGACGTCTACTACACAGGGAACAAAGCGGAGATCGACGAAAACTTTCTAGGCATCAAGAGTAGCGCCTTCGACCCGACAGCATGGCCGCTCGGAAGCAAAGGAACCTTCTCCTTGCTTGGCAATCACGAAATGTTCTCGCACGGGACGTTCTACTTCGACGTGCTCCTGCCAGCACTGAAACAGCAAGCGAGCTACTTCTGTCTCGAAAACGACTTCTGGCGAATCGTGGCGATCGACACGGGATACAACTCAACGGGACTCGACTTCGGACCATTCAAGCCGAGCTGCAAGATACCGGACGAGGTGTTGACCTGGCTGGCGAGCCTCAACTTGGCAGGCGACGACCGCGGACTCATTGTGATGAGCCACCATCAACCATGGTCCTCGTTCGAGACTTGGTACAAGACTCCGGCAAAACAACTGGCGAAGTTTATTAACCGGCCTGTGCTGTGGTTCTGGGGACATGAGCACCGGATGGCGATTTACGGCGAGTACACGATGAACGGAATAACTGCTCGCGGAAGATTAATCGGCCACGGAGGAATGCCGATCACGCTCAAGAAACCCAACAACTCAAAATGCTTTTGCGCGTTCACGGACATGGACCTGTACCCAAACAGCGAAGGATTGTCTGTCGGATTCAATGGTTACGCTACGTTGGAATTCAGCCGCGCCAACCTGCATGTAGACTATCTAGACCTGAATGGGCATCTGGTGTATTCGGAAGCATGGACACCGGCTGCCCTTCAGTGAATGATCGAGAGCGCGTGACCGCCAGCAACTTCCAGTAAAAATGCAAGCAGGCCAGCGAAGTACGATACGCGACCAATTTCCTGCAATTTGGGATTCGTGCAGAGCGCGTACATCAAAATTCCTACCAAGGCAACGAGGAGCGATAAATAGATCGTCATTGGAATCCTCCGCACTAAAGGATGGCAATCAAAGCGGTCTGTTGGCTGTACAGAAATGAACGCATGCCTCTAGGTATTTTTCTTGCGCCTATCCTTTGGTGTCGCGGCTTTGTAGGCTTGCAGCGCTTCGTCTTCACATTTCTTGCAAGCTCTTTCAATCTCATGCCCGTTGACTCTTTTGTATCGCTGGACTTCGGGCTTTTCCTTGCCGCAGACCTTACACTTCACGGGGCACCGCCCACAAGTACAAGGCCAGCCAACCAAAGCAGACCTCACATATCGTAGCAGGCCAGTATTCGTTCAGCTTTTCCCACGCTATCAACTTCCAGCCCATTGCGTAGCCGTAGTCAAATAACGCAAGGGAGCACCACAGGGCGGCGATAGGGCCATAGACCAAGGGATTAGGCTCGAACGGCACACAGAGCGCAAGGGACAGCCCCGCAAGTAGGAATACCGCCCCTTCTGAGAAGACGATAACGGAATTGGTGCTAGGCGTGACGAATTGCCAAGCCAGCCAGGACCACGACACGACCACGAGGGCAGCCGAAATCTTGAACCTGCTCAAATTGAGTGCCGCCGCGAGATCGACGGGCCGGGCGATAGCGTAGGCGATGACATACGCGCGTGATGTGCGCCAGTCCACGCGCAAACAGAATCCCTCTAGGACCGCAGTGGTGACGAACTCAACCGCTAAGTAGAGCGTCAGGCGAAATGCGGCTTTAGCTCTGACTGCCGCTACCAGTGCTGCCAGAATCGCCGCCAGCAAGAGGTGCGGGCGTAGCGTCGATAACATATTTTTCGCCTACCGTGAACTGCAAGAGTTTTTCCGGTTTAGCCGTGAAGAATAATTGCTGGTCGCTGGCCTTGACGCATGTTGCTGAGAATTTCGTGCCCTTCTTTGGCTCAAGTTCGTACTTGTTCCCTGGGGCAAAGTAATTTACATCGTCACGATGGACTTTGAATCCAACGCGATTGCCATTGACCTCAATGCAGGTTCCTGGAAATTTTACTCCTGGTCTTGGGCTACCCATGTTTTGAACCTCCATTCACTCGTCTTAGTTCCCCTTGGACCGAACCAACTACCCCTTGCAGCTTCCCTAACTCCAGCCAGTACGTGTCGAATCGTTCGTGCAAGGAACTGTTTGACCTCATCACTGCGTCTAGTTGCACATTCACGGGAGCGATGGCCTTCTCGATGTCTTTGGGCATGGCGTCAATGGCTCTTTTGTACTCGCCTAATTTCATGGATACCCCGAGCATTGTTCCAAGAAAGGTGAGAATCCCGATGCAAAAACTTATCAGTACGACCGTGGACGGAGTAATTGTTCCTGAGTCTGGGGTCACTGGGGCCTTTCTTTCAACGTGTCGTCCTCAAAATCAACCCTATCAACGCAATCGCCAAGAGCGCAACGCTTATCGCAATTCCCCATGATGCCGTAAAACCAGATGACCGGCCCTGAGATAGAGCGATAGTTTTCTTCAGTTCCTCCATGTCTTTGTCGATGGAATTAAATTTTGCATCGGCTTCCGCTCTAGGAAGAAGAGTCGCCGCTTGGTCTTTTAGTTGACCGCGGAACTCATTCACGGCGTCGAATCTTTTTTCTGTAGCGGTCTCGGCCTTTGCGACAGCCTTCTCGCTGGAAGTGAGCGCTAGGCCGGTTTTTTCATCCATCGCGGTGAAGCGGTCTTCATATCGGCGGTCGCGCTCCTTAGCCAGTTCCCGTTCGGAATCCAAACGGGCGCGTAACTCAGCTATGGCAACGTCATTGCGTTCGCTATCGGTCATGGCTTTGTAGGTGGTGGCGGAGCTATTAACCCGCCATCAGGCGTGCGCTCTACGGCGGGGTTGGACGATGTCGAGGACCACTTGAGCAGGATTGGTAGCCATACCGCTATCTCGCGCGCACCCACGACGCTCAAACAGAGTTTTCCAAGGTTCCACCAGCCTGACTTCGACGTGAAATTGAATGCTCCCCAATTAAACGCCATCATCGCGCTACTTGTAAGCAGGGCATTTATGGCGTTCTTAATCGTGATCGTGAAGAAGTTTTTTAGCTGAGCATTCACTGGGTTCCTCCTACTGAATCGTCGGGATAGCAATAACCGGATTCGACAAGCTAAAAACATGACTCGCTTTCACGGTCGGCACCGGCAACATCGTGATTGGTATTTTCACATCCATCTCCCCGGTTACGAATGTCGAAGGAATCACCGTCCCATCAAACGTTACCGATGTTGTGACTGTGCATCCCGTGCAAAGCAATCGTACAGGACAAGAGATGTTCCAAACAACGCCATCTTGCGAGCATCCCTTTGCTGTGACGTAACTGCCAGTGGGGACAACACTAGAAATGACGGGGATTACCACGGGAGCCGTTGGCAGAGGATAGGCCGCGAAAATAGCAGCGCCGGGCGCTGGAGGAGCACCGCTACCCCACACGATGCCCGTAGCCGATTCCGTCATTGGCTCTACAGTCGTACGGAGATTGGTGGTTGTCCCGCTGATCGTGACAGAGCCGCCGCTGGATGTCAGACCTTTGATGATCGTAGCGCTATGCGAGCCATCAAGCGTGACGGTCCAACTCGTCCCGTTATCCACGATAGAGGGAGTGAGATTCGATCCCGCTGAATCGCGGAACTGCACGACCACGATAAAATAATTTGTAGTCGCTCCCGGATTTGTATTGTTGGCCTCAAGTCGAAACTGGCAATTAGCGCATCCCGAGGAGTTTGCTGATTCGGTTACGGACACCGGCGCGGCCGTCGAGGGATTGAGCACTGTGTAGTAGGCGACTTGTGTCCCATCAGCACAGGTGTAGTGGTTCGAATCATTGAATGTCCACGCGACCTCGCAATGCGATAGAAACGTCGTTGTGCGCGTCGAAACATCCGTGCCGAGCCGGTCCACGAGCAGCATGGCGGGAATGTCTCGGTAGAAGATGACTTCTCGTTCGACATGCGTAGCATAGGGATTCTCACGCTCTGGATGTCCACTGTCGCAAATATTGTTCGTATACGTCCCGCTGATGTCGGCATCGAGGTAGAAATATGTCGCCTGTTCTTCGAGGCGCCGCATCGTCCCAGGGTTATCCACGCAATCCATCGCGCCAGCAATTCCTCCGATGACTGGAACGTTGTGTGCTAGGCCCGATTGAGTCGTTATGGTCCCGACGCTGTTGTAGCCCGCCACGAGCGACGAGTAATCCATCGTCTCGCGGATGATCGGTACACCTTTGCGGAAGGCTTGGAATGTTCCCGTGTCCCAATGCGCATGACCTGAACCCCATGTATAGCCCATTTGCAGCAAGAGCGTCATCCCGTTCGATGTCCAATTGTCCTTTGCATAGGCATAGAGCGGGCCAGAGGCGAAGTAATCCAAAGGAAGATTACTGAATGCGAGCGAAGTTCCGCCAGGATCGATGGACGCGAATATCGGCCCGATGGCTGGCTTGACCGTCGAGAGCCATGTGCGCGCTACCTTGCCAGCAAACTGTGAACCAAACTCAGTAGCGGCTCCCTGCATGAAGTCACCATACAGTTGAGATTCGGCGCCACATCCTCCGGTAGTGTTCGTGTTCCCGGTCGAGTTGTGGCTGATAAACCCGCAAGAGTTACCGCTTACCCAATTCTCGTCATCGCTCCAGGTGAACATATCCCATAGGCCACGGGATGTTGTCACGGACGGCATGGTGTTGTAGATGATTTCGTAGATGTCTCCCGTAAAGGCTGTCGTGGAACTGTCAATCCACAGGTCGCGTCCCATTTGTGATGTGGCGGAATTGATGAGCGCGAAATAATTTTGGCAGTAGCGACCGTATTCTCCACCACCTTCTTGCGAGTGGAGAGCGTAGCCGTGCGTTCCAAATGTCCCCGTCCCTGATGGCGATGCAAAGTTTAAGAGCGCGGGCCAGTCCGTGTTCATCGCGTAGTCGATATAGCTGCTGGCAGAAGCGTTGTCCGTGTACGTGGCGATTCCGAAAGTCAGATCGCGCCGAATGGCTCCGCAAAAATAGTTGGAACTCGGTCCCGGGGTGGTCGTGTTGCCCCAACCGACGCCGTGCATGTTCGTATTCCAGGTGTTCCAGTTCCCCCAAAAAGTGGATTTCTGTCCCGAGGTCCACGAGCTGTACGCCCAATCGTAGATGAGCATGTAGACTTCGCCCTGCGTCCGCATGTCGTCGCAGCCGGTAGTCGTCGAGCACGCGAGATCATTGGCTCCTGTAGCGTAAGTGATAGCCGTCGAACAAGCCGTGGCGTTGGACATCACGAGACAAGCAAACGCGTTATCGTAGGCGTCTAGAGGACGCGTGTTGGTAGTAAGAGCGGTGTAACTGGTCGACGTCACCCAAGACTGGGCTGCGGTCAATCTGGAAGATGTCCAATAAATTCGGGGATGTGCAGAAGGAAAAGTGATCCCATCAACGGTAGTCTGTGCGAGCACTGGAACTGCCCAGAGAAAAGCAAGCGCAAATAGTATCCGTTTCATTGTAGCGTTACAGTCGAGGCCGCAACGATGCCGCTTTTAGGGATATTTAAGGTCACTACTCCGCTTGATACCGTGGCCGCTGCACAGCCTGAACCTGTGGCATTGCAGACTGTGATCCCCGTTACACCAGCGGTGACCGATCCTCCGACTTGTGTGAATGTCGCTGTCCCGTTCACCGAGAGCCACAATCCGGAGTCCGCAGCGAAACAAAAAACGGTCGTCGATGTCACTGCGGCGCACGATGCATGTACGGAGACATAGGAAAATTCCACGGCGGTCGTCGTCTGCGCGTGAACCGGACGCAACCAGGAATCAAGCAGTGCTCCTGTGAGTATCAGCGTGAGTGCTACGAATACCGCAAGCAATCTCTTCATTTTATTTCTCCTTATGGGTTAATTTTGACGTTTCCTTGAAGTAACACCTTAGAGCCTGCTGCAAAGATCGCTGTCGCTGGAGCTGGCGGGCTGGTGGATGATGCATAGCAGGTAGCCGCATTGAAACTTACAAGCGTTGCCGCGCCGTTGGTCGGTCCACCCATTACGTTAAGGTAACAGTTTGCCGCTGGATTCAGATAAGCATGGCCACCGAGAGTTGAACTCGCGCCGGTGCCCGCTGTGATGTTGCCGCCAGTGATGTCTGGACCGATACCCGGCCACGGAGTACTGGCGTTGCCGGATGGAAATTGCCACCAAGAAGGTTTTGAATTGAGATAGAAAGAGGCTGGTAGTGTCTGGCTCGCGGGTACAGTATTTGCAAATCCATCACTAAGTCCTGTGGGCACTTCGGCGTTAACAAATTGATTGGCATTATGTACCGTGTCGTAGTTTCCCCATCGCATCAATCCGGTTCCGACATAGGTATCGGGCTGACACGTCCCTGTACACGAGCTGCCGTCTACATAGCCCAAGGAATAAATCTCTGCGGAGTTATCTCCGCAATGTCCCGCTGAACTCGGCGTCAAACAAGAATAGGTGTCATGGTAGGCTCCCGTGCCGAGCACATTCCCAATGACATTCCAAATTCTGTTAAATGGATAGAGCAAGACGGCGTTCGTTTGCTCTGACTTACCGCCAGAACTGCCGCCGTTGGGATCGCGCCCGTTATATTGATTGCGGAATTCTGTTACAAGATCTGATGCACCGAATACTTGGTCTCCGATCACTCCTATGCCAACGTCTCCTTCGTGGAGTCCTAGAGCGTCTGTGCCGCCATGACGGTAAGAGCTTGCCTGCTGCCATTGGGCATCAAGAGAACAGCCGTGGCAATGCGTGTAGTAGTCATCGATGTCGAAGTTATAGGCGTGCACCCAATTCACGCAGCCCTCAGCCATGAAACCAAACGCCATGTGCTGCCGGATGTTGTTCTCATAAAGCTCGTCGCCACTCGTCCAACAAGACATCACGTAGTAGTTTGAGACCGGAGGAGAACCGTAGGAGTAACTGTCGCGCAACGTCACGCGCATAGACTGTATTGGATAGAACTGATAAAACCCATTCTGCCCGGTTTCCGTGTCGCCGTGAGTATCGGAAAAGCGGACGCCCTTGATCCACACGTTGTAGCAGTCGATGCACTGGATGGTCGAAAATACGTTCAGGGCGTTGGAATTGTCGATCGACATATTCTCGATGCCAACCCGCTGAATGGCGAGACCGGAGTTGCCCCACACTTGAGGAGTGCTCCCAGAGGTAAACCATGACGGCATTCGGATGCCGGGCGTGATGCCTACGGTCCAAGGACCGGTGCCAGAAATCGAAGTAATAACTTGTGGCTCTGTGAGAGAACGGTTGGGACGCCCACTGACATTTCCCCCGCCGCACGCCCCATTACGACATATAGCCAATCCGCTCGTTGGTGGCGATGTATTTGATTGGTCGACTTGGTCGAGGAAGATAATACTTCCGACTTGCCAGTTGCTCATCGCGCCATGAAGAAAGGTGCCGACCGTTATGCTAGTTGTACCTTGCGAATAGCCAGCGGTCCAGCCAGCGCAGTTGTCTGCTCCATTCAGGGCAGGGGTCCAATTGGTGCAATCGGTGTCAGCGTTACCGTCATAGCCAAAACCAGGAGAACTAGTCGAAATACAAATATCCGCTCCGCCTGAAAATGGACAACTAGAAGTAGTGTTGTAAAGGAAAACGAACGTCTGATTTGCGCCCATGCCCCGCACAGTCACATTGCTTGAGAGATTCCATTGCGTATTCAGGAAAAAATTTCCTGCCCCAAGTTGGACGTATCCGCCAACGCCACTCAACGGATGGGCCGTAGCGCAATTCGAGATGGCGGTGTTGATCGTGGCGGCCGAAGCGGGAGTTCCCGAACTTCCGTAAGCCGCGATAGTCGTACCGCACTGCGTTCGAACTTCATTTACGTAAGTTGGATCAGCCCCGGCTTGCTGCCAGTTCTGCCCTGCGCGAGCAGGCGCAAGAACCCCAGACCAAAGTTGGGCGCGCGCGGATGAGGCAAAAATTAAGGCAAAGAAGATAGCTAGATTTTTCAATTTACGATCTTTCCACCTTGGATGAGTTTTCCACCGATACTAAGATTGGGTTGTGGTCCTATGGGTGCAGCTTTGTAAGCCACACCTACATAGTTAATGCTTGTCAAATTTCCGCTGTTGTGCAGCACTATCGTATTGTTCACCGTCGCCGTGCTCGGGTTGTAGTAATGGCTGTAGTAGTCGGCTGCGTCGTTGCCGCCTGTGTCCGTCTCGCCCAGATAAAACATCGTGTCGAGCGGACCGGGGCTGCCATTATCTGGAGGCCCAGTACCGAACGCTGCGCTAAAGATGATGAGTCCATTCTTGGTCGACGGAGTAATGCTGGGAAGATTTGTCTGGTTCGTCTCCACTAGGTTAGTGGTCGTCGCATGAGATGCCGCCGTGGTTCCTCGCAAGCCACGAGAAATTGTGAGTGTCCCAGTTCCACCTCCAGAAGTTACCTGAATGATCTCACTTTCCCACATAAGAAAATCGTTGTTGGCGATGGTGTTGGTGTTTACCGTGACGGTAGTATCCGTCGCGATCCTGGATTGTGTTGTCGTGGTGGCCGCAGTCACAGTAGTGCCATTTCCCGCAACGGTGTCGAATGGGGATGTAGCCGCACCGGATACACAATAGAGCATGTGCGCCCCACCGCTTGGTGTTCCAGTCTCGCTGATGGTGGTCGTCATCGTACTAGTAAGTGAGAGAGTACCATCGTCGCTGGAATAAACCTGCGATGTGTCGTTCGCATCGATCGAATGCTTTGTCAGAGTCTTTGTCGGATTCGCGATGACCACGCCGGTCAAAGCGTCTTGGTTGACTCCAGCGGAATGAACAAAGATAAAGTGATTTGGATTGCCGAACCCGCACGGCACATTGACTGTCTGTGGGTAGGTAGCGCCAGGGAAAACATGGAAGATGCTACGGACGATGATACCAGCCGCGAAGTCCGACCCTTGCGAGGCGGGATTGAATGCCGCAGAGACCCCCATGTTGTCGGTGTCGGTGTCGCCAGAGACTGTGATACCAGGGTTAATCGCCGCCGCTGTGCTCTGTACAAAGAACTGCGCCCACGAAATGAGCGCCGAGCCCATACGGTTACCTTCAAGCAGAGTGAAGCTCGACCCAGCGGTGAACCCGGTGGCGTTCGGCGCGTTGCCGGGGAAACCGCCGTTCGCGTCCATTCCAAAGTTTAGTATCAGGGTTCCGTTGACGGACGGCGTGAAGCTACCGGACGACATCGTTGGGCCGGTGAGCCCCTGAGCGCTGCCAGTCCCTTTCAAAGTACAGTCCGTGTTGTAGGACACGACTGCCATGCGCTTGAAGTTCAGAAGCGTCGAAGCGAAGTGAACCTTAATGAATTGAGTTCCGGCTACCGTCCCGCCCAAGGTGTACCAAATGGCGCTGTCGTTCGTAGTGCCGTTACCCGTGTTGCTTTGCTTTTTGGCGAGCGTCCAAGTGTTCTGGGTGCCGAGGTTGGACGCGCCGGGACCACCCGGAGACTGAAGGTCAGTTATCGTAGGGTCCGTCGCAAGGTGATTGTAGGTGAGGAACAGCACCACGCAATCGTTCGTCGGAATGGCGTCGAGGTTGATGTTGAAATCATTACCGACTTCATTTCCTGCGTTCGAGGCACTATCGACAAATTGGATGATCGTCGGTGTCTGCGCCGAGCAGATAATCGGGAATAAGAAAAGCAGTAGTAGAAACCATACTCTCTTTATAGTCTGAATTGACTCCCTCGTCTTTATGGTTGCAACGTACATGAAGTTCCTCGGTAAATTGTAATCGAGTCGCTTGCGCTGCCCGTCAGCACCATAATATTCAATGTCGTTGCGCCTGCTCCTTGCTCAATCGTACCCCAAATATCAAATACAAAAATGTCGGCCACGGTGCCAATCGCTCCTGCTGCGCTAGGAGTGAACCCAGTACCGCCAATGTTCGTAGCGGTTGTGGTGGTTAACGTTGGCAGCGTGCCATCAACGCCTGTAACTGCAAGTCCAGTGCTTATTCTGTCCGCGGCATAAATATTCGTGGGTGCTGTAGTTGTTGCTTGAATTCCAAAAAAGTTAGCCGCGGCAGCCGTCGCTTGGGAATAGGAGCCGTGGCAAACGAATGAATAATTGTGATTCGTAGCCGGTAGAGTCCACGTTAATCCAGTGATCGTTACCAGCGATGTGCTGGCTGTCGTGAAGTTGGAAGCTACTTGAACCGTGTTCCCTGTGCGAATGAAAGCTGAACTGTTTCCGGCTGTCCCGTTGCCGACGTCCACGATGCCTGCGGCATCGCGCGAGAGTCCGGTATCCGCATTCCAGTTGTAAACGGTCCCACTGGGCAATTGCAGAGAATTGGAAATCGTGATCGGATTTGTGGATGTACCGGCAACCGCTGGAGCCGTGAAGGTAGCAGAGCCGCTCGTCGAGCCGGCGAGCGCCAAAATTCCACTGCTCGTGCCCGCTAAACCAACAGTGAGTGTGGGTGCTGAAAACTGTAATTGTGTCGTAATGCTTTCCGTCACGACGCCAGAAGAATTTGACCAAATAGGAAAACCCGTAGCCGCCGCACCCGGCAAAGTCAACGAATAAGCAGTAACCGAAGTCGGAGCTTGCTCGATGATCGTATTGGCTGGAATGTTCGTATTCGCAGTAGTGTTCGTCGAACCTTGCGTGAATCCGACGAAACCGGCCGTCGTCCCCGCAACGGAAACGACTCCCGCAAGGCCCGCGGTTCCGCTACCACCGGTTCCCGCCGCGCCTGGCGTGAGCACTATGTTCCCGCCGTTAGCATTCGCGCCCGTGCCTGACCCAGCCCCGCCGTTCCCTGCCGTGAGGTTGACCGCACCACCTGCCCCACCGGTCCCCGCCGTTGCTCCGGATGCCGCGCCGCCCGCTCCAGCGTTAAGTGTCACAATCGAGCCCGCGCCCGCCGTGCCTGTCGCGGTCGTGTTTGCACCGCCAGTTAAGCCGCTCACAAGGAAAAGAGTCCCCGCTGATGGGCTAGGCGTAGTCGAGGATGAGGCGATAGCCGTGCCTTGGATGACAAATTCCCCAGTAGCACCAGCCGTGCCAGATCCCCCGATACCGGCTTTGCCAAGAGTTACCGTGAAATTTCCGCCACTCGCGTTCGTTCCGGTACCCGCCGAGGCTCCCCCGTTGCCAGTAATAAAGGCGAGTGCGCCGCCAGCACCACCCACGGCATTGGTACCCGTGCCCGCTCCGCCGATGCCCCCATTTAGGGATACGCCGGAACCCACACCGGCTGTACCAGCCGCATTCGACGATGGACCCCCTGCTACCCCAGAAACGTTGAAAATCGTTCCTGCAGCCACGCCAGTCGCATTGGCCGTAGATGCTGGCGCGTTGCCAGTAATCTGGAACTGACCAACCGTTCCAGCGGTTCCGGTCGCGCTATTCGTCCCAGGTGCGCCCAGCGTTACTATGAAACTGCCGCCACTACCTGCGGTCGCCGCGCCCGTGCCGCCGTTGCCGCCCGCTCCAGTCGTCCAGGAGACCCCGCCGCCGTTGCCGCCATTGTTTGTAGCGGTTCCTCCCGCGGCGCCGCCCGCTCCAGTCGTCAAGGTGAAAGCGCCACCCGCTCCTCCAATACCTGTAGTCGCGCCGCCCGCCGAGCCCGCGCCGGTCAAGAGCGTAATGGGAGCGCCGACGCTGCCCGCATTGCTTGCACCAGACGCGCCTCCCGCTGCTGCCGCCGAGATACTTAGCACAGCCGGTGCGTTTGCGTTTGCTGGTCCTGCCGCGCCCTGCGTGATTTGCAGAGCAATGGCTGTCGTCGTTGTGAGAGTGGTGATCTGTGTTTCCGCTGCTCCTGCGGTCGTCGCCGCTGTCGTCTCGCCCATCGTCACGCAAGTTGTGCCGCTCGTGAGCGCGCAGTTGATGGTCAAAGGATTGTTGCCGTCCGCTATCGCCGCAATCGCTCCGGTCGCACTGACCACCTGATTGATCGGGATATTCGGCAAATCTCCAGCGACAAGCGCGCATGGCGTAAATGTCGTTGCGGCTCCGCATGTCCCAATAACTTGATGTGAAGTTTGACTAGTAGCAGGTGTGATCGCCACGACGCCCGCGCTAGAAGTTACCGCCGCCGAAAGCCACGATGGAACTGTTATCGATGTTGCTACCGTCGCAGAACCGGTTGGCAAGGAAAGCGTAGTGGAACCCAAGGCACCAGTTACGGGTGACAGAGTGATGCTGCCGCTCGTTGCATTCGCAAAGGCTAACGTTCCGACTGTTGACCCTGCTACACCAAGAGTCGGTGTTGCGGTGAACGCGGGACCCGAGCCAGCAAGAACTTGACCAGCCGCGCCAGTAATCGACACGGCACCTGCAGCGCTTACGGCTATCGGTGCAGTCCCCGTGATTGCGCCGCCCCCACTCGACGTCACGCAAGTCGTGCAGGTGATGTTGCCAGTCGCTGTCGTAATAGCGAGAGGCGAGGACGCGGTGACTGCGGGTGTTCCCGAAGAGGTTCCAGCCGTCCATGTTGGCGTGCCTGCCGCCGCCTGAGTTGTGATGGTCAGAGTTCCGCTAGTTGTCCCAAGGATTAAGAGGTTGCCCTGCGTACCCACCGCGCCAAGAGAAATCTGTCCAGCCGCTTCGACGACGTTTGCCAAGCAGGATACCGCTGTGCCTGTGGCTGCATAGTAAGCGACACCACCGTTGGTCGCGCAATTGTTTACGGTGCCACTTCCTCCGCCGCCTGTCGCCAGCACGACCGCAGTATTCATTTGGATCAATGGAAGCGTCGTACTAGCCGTGAAGGTTGTCCCATCAGGTAAAGTCCAAGCCCCAGATGTAGCCATCACGATTCCAACTGTCGCACCCTGCGCGTTGGTGCAGCTCGAGGTACCAGCCGAATCCGTGACTTTGCCGGCAGTCGAGCCGGCGCAAACCGTATGTCCAAGCGTTACGGCCGCACTCGCGTTGACGGGGATCTGCGCATCGGTAGCGACTTGGACGGTATTTGTGTTCACGAGTTCGGCGATGCCAATCCATGACTGTGGTGTAGCTCCGCAATCAGCTACCGTCATCGCCGCGGATTCGCATTGGAGGTTCCACTGGGTAACGGTCGTACCTTTGACATAGATAGCGAGTTGAACAAAAAGACCTTGCAAGCCTTGAGTTGCACCAGTACTTGCGCCAGGCAAAAGTTCGATATTCCCACCTGCGCTCGTCGCATTTGTTGCTGCGTTTGTACCACCTTCAAGGAGCACGCCGCCACCAGCCGCGGTTGCGCCGCCTGCGCCGGTTTCATTTGCGCCACGCAGCGTCAAACTCCCAAGAACGGAATTCGCGCTGGCATCTTGTCCACCGGAGATCGACCAACTTTGTGTCGTAGTCGTATTATTCAGGAGATTTGAACTGTACTGAATCGTAGTGGTCTGGCTGGCTTGCGAACCCGCGCCAGTCATCAAGGCATTGGAAGTTAAGGAAGCCGCCGAGGTTACACAGGTCGCGCAAGCAATCGTGCCCGTGGTCGTAATTGTTCCGCCTGTGATCGGACTCGTTGTGGCGATACTCGTGACGGTTCCAGAGGCATTTCCTGCTTGGCCTTGCATCTGCCAGTTTGTTCCATCGAATTCAAGCAGGCTGTCTGTTCCCACCAAGAGGTCATTGGCGATCAAGTTGGTCCCACCGGCTTGTTTTTTGATCGTTGCAGCGGATGTGCTATTCACATTCAGCGTTGCCGAACCTGTGTTTGCGACATCCGCTTGGAAGAGAATTATGTCTCCATCGACAGGAGTGAAGGATGGAGAAGTAGAGCATGTATAAGCCGTCCCCGAGGCTGAGGCCGCAGCACAAGTCAAAACAGAAGAAACGCCGTGCGCTGTAGCTGCAATGAGTTGTTTGCTTGCGTTCGTGCCGATGACTCCCGCCGACGTTGGAATTGCCGCACCCTCGATCTGGACAACGGTAGTCGCAAGCGCTCCTGCGGTATTCGTGACATCACCCGTGAGAGCCGGGAATCCGCTCGCCTGCAAACGCCCATTCGCATCGGTGGGGAGAATTTCCGCGCTCCACCAGTTTGTGTTATCGCTCCACCAGAAGGCACATTCTGGATTGCTGCCCGAGACAGCACCCAAGAGTTTCAGTGCGGCGTTGCCGTTCACTGTCGATGTCGTTGGTGTGTCCGTGGCCACAACGGTTCCGGTATTGCAATGCACGAATGCATAGTTACTGGCAAAACCGCTTGAACCGGCCTGTGCAACCGTGACAGCCGTGGAGGTAGTATTATTTGTCGTCAACAAAAGCGTGACGCGATCCGTTGCGGGTGTCGTCGAGCCGGTCGATTGCCCAACGATAGAATAGGTAGCGCCAGCCTGTGAATCGGTTGGGACTCCGGGGAGGTTACAGGTCGGCGCCACCGCAGCGCTGGCAGTCACGACAAATCCGCAGTTGTACGAACTGTTTGTCGTCGGCGAGTTCAGTCCGGTCAGCAAACCACCGCTGCCAGCATAGACCAACGCATCTTGCGTGAGCGCCGAATCGGTCACATTTGTTCCGGTGATTCCGCCTGCCGAAGTTACCGTTGCGCTCGTCGAGCCGAGATTGAGCGTACCCAGCGTTGCGGTCACCGAAAGTACAGCACTACCGCTAGTGGCGCCGTTGAGCGTCAAACTTCCAGGCAGGACCATGGCGCCGCCCGCGCTCAAGGTTGCTGTTGCTGAAGGCGTCTGCGATCCTTGGCTTCCTGCGCCGGTCATAATTGCCGTGCTGGTCAAGGATGCAGCACTAGTCACGCACGTCGCGCAAGCAATGGTTCCCGTTCCCGTGATCGTGCCGCCCGTGATCGGTCCGGTCGTCGCAATGCTTGTGACCGTGCCAACAGTAGCTTCATCGATCGTTGCGAAATAATTGGTTCCATCCGAAACAACGTAAGCGCTTGTCGGAGCCGTGGAAGACCCAGCATTTAGCGTAACGTTAGCGGCCACTCCATTGATGTTTTGCCCGTTGCGTCCGATTGTAACCACGCCGCTGCCATAGTTCACGACATTTATGCATTGCCCCGAGGCGGGCTGAGATGCAGAAGAAACCAAGGTGATCGTGAACGTCCCGGAGGCCGCAGTAATCGTCTTGCATCCAGAAAAATCTGCCGCCGTTGCCGAATAGGTCGTCGTCTGTGGATTCACTACGAATGGTTGATCGGCGACGAGTTGTTTCGAGCCATTGGTACCAATGAAGAAAGTAGACACGGGAATCGCCGCTCCCTCGATCTGCACGACAGTTGTCGCCATGGATCCGGCCGTGGTGACATCTCCGGACAGATTTGAGACTTGCGAACCCTGGCCGCCAGCGCCAGCCATGATTTGACCGGAAATCAAAGCCGAGGCTGAAGTCACGCACGTTGCGCACGCTATTGTGCCGCTCGAAGTGATTGTGCCCCCAGTGATGGGCGAAGTAGTGGCAATACTCGTAACCGTGCCGGACCCGATAGGCGCATTGCCAATCGTATAGAACTCCCAATAAGTGCCATCATAGGTCGCGAGCAAATACACGCCAGCTTGCAAATCTCCCGATGCGAGCGTCGAAGTCCCTTGCCATTTACGGGCATGGACCGCTGAAGAACTGTTTACGTTGATCGTTACGTCGCCAGTATTCGTCGTGGTTGTTTTGTAGATGATCGTATCGCCAGCCGCGGGCGTGAAACCCGGTGAAGATGTACAACTTTGCGCAGTTCCCGATCCGGAAGAATCCAAGCAAAGATTGGGAGCCGCGAGGTTGTGAGCCGTATCGGTAATCAGTTGAGCGCTGCCATTCGAACCCAGAACGCTCGCGCTAGTGGGGATGACCCCATTATTTACTTTTCCTACGGTCGTCGCGAGTGAGCCGGCACTGTTGGTCACGTCCCCCGTAAGTGCGGGGAAAGCTGCTGTGGGAAGTGTCGTCGTGGGGACGCAGATTTTGTTGATGCCCGTATAAGCGCAGATTTGATTTGCTACAGCATTCGAGGTCTGCGTGACGAGATTTGTATAGAGAACTCCGGAATCTAGCAAAATTGTTCCTGTGGTATTCGAGAACGCAGCAACATCGTTCGTCGTCGAGCTTCCAGGCCCGCTTACATTGCCACCGCCTGTGGGTGTCGCCCATGTCGCATCGCCACGCCAGAAAGTCGTGTTACTTGCTCCGGAACCGCCATTCAGATTGCTGACTGGTAGATTTCCGGTGACACCTCCGTTCCCCGAAGTAGCCAAGTTGATTGCGGGGACCTGCGCAGCCACTAATGCACAAAACGTTGGGGCAGCCGTTAAACTCGTGCAATTTCCGAAAACCGTATTTGCGCCTTGCGTGTTCAGCGCGAAAGACAAGGCTGGCGTCGTCGTTGCCGTGGCCACTGAGGTCGTAAAAAGTGGGGAGAGAGTTCCGGCCGTAAAAGTCGTCACAGTGCCGTTCGTGCCGTTCGCGGCTGCGGTGATTAAGCCCTTGGCGTTTACTGTAATATTCGCGTTCGTGAACGAACCCACATTAGAGTTGACCGTTGCGAGAGTCGTCACGCATGATCCCGCAGTGGTTGTGATGTCCCCGGTGAGTGCGGGAAAGAATCCGCAGCCAAGCGTTGCAGAAAGCGAACCCGCTGAACCCGTAGTGTTCTGGTTGAACGTCGGGAAATTCGTCATGTTAGCCGCGCTGATCGTCGGCGCGGTTTGGTAGCTCGGGACACCGGCACCGCCCGTGGGTGGACCTGCCAAGACAGAATTCTGGGCTGCGTTAGTCAAAGTAAAACTAAGCGCTGGTGTCGTGGTCGCCGTGGAAACAAACGTGGTAAAAATTGGGGACAGATTACCCGCGCTAAAAGAAGATACCGTTCCACCGGTTATCAAACAGTTGCCACCAGAACTTGTAAGGCAGGTCAGTTGACTTGTTCCCGCATTTATATACAGCCGGAAGTTTCCCGCTGCGGGGTTACTTGGTGTCGAGATCCCCGTGATGTCCTGAAAGCTGCTGCCAATGCCTCCGGTGAATGCGCTGCCGCCTGTTCCTCCACCGCTGCGCGCGAACTCCGTCCAGACCGTACCGTTTAGTACCAAACTTAGGGAATTCGAAGTAGCGCATGACCAAGAAGAGTTGACGAGAATTGTTGCGGAGTTTGCGACAGTCGTAAAAGTATCACTGGGTCCGCAGAGCAAACGAAGAGTCTGATGCGGGAAACCACCTAGAAAATTGGTAATCGTAGTTGCGCCGGTATTTTGCGTAATCCAGTTTGCTTGCTGCGAGATCGTAGGTGTTGTGCCAGTCGGAAGATTTGCCGCACCCCCGAGAATAGAATCGATCAGGCTCAGATCATTGTCGATGGGGACTTGCCAGTTTGTGGACTGGTAGGCAGGAATCACCAATTGAATATTGGGCGTGATGGTTTGGCCTTGCCCATAAAGAGTATTCACCACAAGCAAGGTTAAACAGATTAGAGTTGTTTTTTTCATCTCAGTTCACTACCTCTAAAAACACTTCCACGAAACGCCGTTAGAAAATGCAAGCGCTTTGTTGGAAGAACTTCCGACGCAAGTCTGACCTTCTGCCGAAATGGTCGTGGAATCCGTGACATACATCATCAAACCGGGATTGGAAGCCGCCGAGGGTAGCGCCGAAACGATCACGCCTCCTGCTCTAACGCCATCATTGAAAGAAGCTACTCCGCTTCCTGTGTCAGCCTCAATAGAGAACTTTGTGCCACTGCCCGGCGTGGTCTGAGGACGAATTTTTATAGGAGCGTAGTCGGTGGTGGAGAGTCCCAATTGGTCCGCGATGTCTATGCCGTATTCATTAGTTACAGTTTCCGATGGATTGCCTCCGCTACTGTTTGTGGGAGAGTAAATCCAAATCGGAGAAATTGTTACCGTATGTCCAGACGCACGATTGAGAACAGTCCGCGCCTTGAGACCCGTCAGACGATTTGCAGTCGCCGTGATTGCTTCTTCGTCAGTTCCGAAGACTGACATCCCATAGGCGACACCAGTAGTTCCCGCTGTCGGGTCAACCGCACCAACAAATTGAGCGGCATTAGAATCACTGCCGGATATGGACGATTGCGACTCCACAAATAAAATCGTTCCACCATTCACAGGAGGACCGTAGACAAATTCAAACAGGTTATCCCCTGTCCCCGTAGAAAACATTAAAAAGTCTAATTCGTTGGTGTCAGTGATTTGGTCGCAAGGAACCGGAGAATTGCAAAGAGCCGTCAGGGGAGCATATTTTAGATTCGTCCCGCCGAACGCTCCAGCATTGTTGTACTGAAGCGAACTGAGAGGAGTTCCGGCAGTTCCCGACAGACAATTGGTTCCAGAACTCGTGAGACAGGTTAGAAGTCCTGAAGTGGAATCCATGTACAAGCGGTTGTAGCCTGAAGCCGGATTTCCAGGATTCGATTGAAGCACATTGTCTTCAAAGCCGATTTTGCTCCAGCGGAATTTCCCATTATTCCAATTCAGGTTGTTTGCGGTATCTACTCCAAGAATGTCGTATCCGGATGAACTGTCTACCCAGTTCAATTGTCCATTGAGAATGCCCTCTTGCAACACAATCCCCAGCGGAGCGCCAGCTATGGCAGGACAAGATGTGGTCGTGTAGCACACTTCGACAACTCCGCCACCTCCTCCTACTCCCGTGCCGACTTGAAGTTGCGCTCCTCCAGTCGCACTGTTGTTTATTATCAATTTATCAAGAGACCCATCCGGACCAATCGCGGAACCCGCGACACAGCCTAATGTTCCAGAATTGTTGTACTGGAGTGACAAGGGAATAAAAATACAGGGAGTGCTTCCTCCACCACCCGCACCACCGCTGCGAGCTACTTCGATCCACTTGCTGTTCAGCAAAACCAAGGTGATCGAGAGAGAAGAAGAACAGGACCATGGCGAAGAACCCACGGAGATATTCGCTGAACCAGTGATGAGCGTAAGGCCATCTCCGCAGAAAATTCTCACAGTTTGACCTGGAAGGCCACCGACTAGATTGGTGATCGTCGTAGAAACCGTGTTCTGTGTAATCCAGTTTGCTTGTTGTGAGATCAGCGGCGTCGCGCCAACGGGAAGAGTTTGCGTACCTGCGATAATCCCATCGAGCGCATTCATGTCGTAGTTGATAGGGACCTGCCAGTTCGTTTGGTTGAACGCAGGAATCTGGAGTTGCAAGTTTGGAGTGTTCGTAGCTTGGGAAGACGCGCGAACCGCAAAAAGACAAAACAATGGAAGTGCGGCCAAGACTCGTAACATGCTAAAATGGCTGGGTCGCACAAATCCTTTCGTGGAGGATTCATGCCGAAAAGCCGAGTTAAGCGGCATTCCGTTACCCAGCCATCTGACCAATCTTATCGTCTGATTCCACTTACACAAGGGCAAAATACTCTTGTCGATGCTTCCGATTATGACTGGTTGATGCAATGGAACTGGTGCATCTACAAAACAAGAAGAGGAAAATTGTATGCCAATCGGTGGAAGGGTACAACACGCATTTGGATGCACAGAGAAATTCTTGGTTGCTCTATAGACAAAGAGACCGACCATCAAAACGGAAATAGTTTGGACAACCGCAGATTCAATTTGAGAGAAGCATCGCGACCACAGAATGCAAAGAATCGAAAACCAAATAAAGGCCATAAACTCAAGGGGGTTCGTTGGCATGAAGAGGGTAATGGATGGCAGGCGAGAATTCATTGTAACGGAAAATCTAAACATCTTGGACTTTTCAAAACAGAAAAAGAAGCAGCCGAGGCTTATGATGAAGCCGCAAAAAGATTGCATGGAGAATTCGCTCGTCTCAATTTTCAATAGATTCGGCGTGACCGTAGACTGCGCAAAAACCATAACTGCACTCATGGCCGCGAGGATCAACAACAAGAGATGGCGTTTATTCATGGATGAATCCCAATGCAATCCACTTCCGCATAAGTTGAGGCCATAGAACCATTAGAGGTTCCGTTATAGATGGTAACCGTTACGTTACTCGAACTTTTGCTCACCGCTCCAATATAAGGAAAGTTTGTAGCCGTGATCCCTGAACATGAGACGCCATATCCGGAATCCACGAATCCAGTCCCAGGCCAATTCAAAGTAGTTGTGCAACTCGCATAGGATGCTCCTGATGTCGTACATACTGAGGTTGTAATCGCTGTTAGGACTTGAGAATATCCGCATCCGCTCGTCGTTGTATTCTTGTTCGCGTCCGTACAAAAGGGGATGCCAGGCGAACTTGAAGTCGTTCCAGCCTGCTGCACAATGCCACTGTTACCCTGCGTGCCCGTGAGTACAGTTCCACCTCCGATCTGAAGCGAAGGAACGCGGGTCTTGGAAGCAGCCCAAGCACTCGCACAAATCAGAAGCAGTCCAATGAATGCGCTAACAATTCCTTTTCTCATCACGTTCTCCTAACTCACAACCATTGCAGAACAAGGTCTGATAATTCCAGCCTCGTCTCTGATGAACGACTGAATGCTTGTCGCGTTCGGCGCCGGATCAATAGGATCGCCAATCCACGCCATTGTCCGTCCACCGGTCGCGTCCTGGTGGATGATGAAATTCACGATCTGTCCGTTGGACATATTCACCAAACTAGAACTCGTCACGTTCCCTGTAAGAGTAATCGCAAAAGTGTTTCCCTGACTGGCGTCAAAGACCGGCGTTGCGCTGAAAGGCACGGCAATAAGGGAAAAAACCGCTTTGCGGGCTATGGCGATAAGCGCATTCGTGAGATTTGCTAACAAGGTCGCAAGGACTGCATCATTCGCGTTGAAACCTTGAGCAACGATAAATTCAGCCAGCGCCACAACCATTGTAGTCGCCTGATAAAAGAGTTTGTTCGCCGTCGCGCTCGGGAAGATTCCATCAAGGGGTGCTCCGCCTACTCGCAGCGCATCGCCTGCGTAGGCGGCATCAGTTTCCTGGTTTGCGAGTGTCGAGTTCCACTGGAGAAAATTTGTGCTCAATGTGCTCTCCTACGTAAACTTCCCAATATCGAATCCCGCGATAAAGCTGTTGTTCAGATCGAAGCCAAAGGCCGGCAAGTTGAAAACGTAGTTGTACAGAACGGCTTGCGGCCGCGGCACAATGAGTCCATTTATAATCATCTGCTCAAGAATCGATGTAAAAGAACCCGTTAGAAAGATAGTCGCACTCATGTTTTGGTGATCCGCGATGATGATTTGCCCGCCAGGAAAAAGCGTTTCCCATATCGTTTGCAAACCATCGATCGTTCCGTCCCACTGATTCTGTGCTGCTTTTGCCTTGAGGTAAATACGATATGTGAGGTCATCCAAAATTGGATTGAGTCCACCAGTCGGCTGAAATGGAAGAACGCGAGAGGCTCCTACAATGGTCCCGATGGCATCTAGCTGAGGTCCGAGTGCGGAATCTACATCAAATGCGACTTCCATGGAAACGAGACACTGAGACGCATCATCAAATTTCCTTAGTAACAAGGAAAGGAACGCATTTAATTTTGGAGAATTTCGGTATTGTGAAGTAAGGAGGCCCAAATAATATCCCAAGGGAAGATTTTCAATGGGACTTGCCCCATACTTACCTGATCCATACTGACTGAGAGGATTGCCAAAGGAACTCACTTTGTCCCTCCTGCAATCTCCGCACGCTTCAGACTATTTCTCAGTCGGAGAGATTGAGACATTTTGGCAATGGTTTCTGGGGGTCTCTTTTTACCCTTCCAGTAACTAGGCTTACCCATGTGCGCTAACGAAAGTTTGCGTTTGGTTTCCTCAGAAGCTTTTATTCCACGCCTTGATGGTCTTTCTCCACGATGCGAAAGAGACAAATTCTTTCGATGCTCAGCAGAGAATGGCTTGCCCCGTTTAGAAGCCGACATTTTTTGAATTGATTCTTTGGTGTGCCTTCTTCCTAGCCAAATCTGAGCATGTTTACGTGCTGTCTCTTCTGATTGCTTTCTACCTGTCAGTGATTGGGAAATTTTACGACGTGTTTCCAATGAAGGCGACTTTCCTTTGGTGGGGCTTGGTCTACCTTTCCTGGTCAAAGACATCCGTGCCCTTGCTTCCTCGGAATGCTTCATCCCGAGAACCCCTTCCCCTCCATCCGTAAGATTGTAGCCATTGGGAACTTTACAATTGAGATAGGCGATCCAGTACTTTTCTTTCTGATTTAGAACTGACTCATCCTCAGCCGTATCTATGACCGAAAAATCGAATGATGTAATACCGTATTTTTTGATAGCCTTGTGAAAATAGGATAGACGTGAGGCTCTTAAATGGCCTGCAATTCTTTCCTGTAGGGTGTGCGCGGTCTTCCCCACGTAAATCTTGCCATTTATCCTGTTCGTCGCTTTGTAGACGATCATTTAGACGCTCGTGACAACTACATTAGCACTGACTCCGCTTGCAACTTGGTAAAAGTTCAAGGGTATATCTACGGTTCCCGCAGGACTCGGGACAATATCCGAAAAAACGGAACGAATCGAAAATGCTGGCATGTCGGGGTTCGAACGCGCATTAAGAGCCGCACCATAAAGCTCAGAGTAAACAACCGACTGCCCAATTTCCAAAGAATTCAAATATTGAGTTATGTCCGCTTGGATCTGTGCCAGCGTTGCGCTCGTGAATCCAAAGAGACCGTGTACAGTCATCGTGACGTAGATGGGTACATAACTTGGCGTCAAGAAACCGATTGCCGTGGGATAGCCCGTGATGGGGTCGAGGACCACGACTGTAACGCTTTGGGCTGTCGTGACTCCGTTGACTTGGCTGTTCGTGAGGCAGCCGATGCCACGGTTGTTGTAGATAGCCTGAGCAATCGCAGCCTGCGTTCCACCCTCGACTACGCAAGTGATCGAATGACCTGGATTCCCAAAGGCATCCACGGCACCAGTAAAATTCTCCAAGACATTCAGGCGCGTGACTCCCGCGAGAGCTGCGATGTCGGCGCGCGTACCTGCGAGCATCGTTTTCGATGGCACGGCTACCGAAATGGATTGACGAGCGCGGAACTGCGAATCGGTTTCGATGGGATTTCCCGGAGTCGCAGCCGCAGCGTTGTTCACACTCGTCCAGCCGGCCGTAGGCGTCGCAATGATCGAAATGGTCCCTATCCCTGCACTCACATTCCCCGGCGTCGTGCAAGTCCCCGTTACGTTGATTGTTCCGCCACCTGGGATTACTACAGACGGGGGAAGGAGCCAGGTAAAGCCATTCGCATCCTGTGCGGCGCCATTGATTATCGTGGCTCCAGGAGTTCCGACTATCGTAAGATTTGCAGTCGAAAAGGTATAAGGAAGACGCGCGATGCCGTTGAGTTTGTACAGCCTGTCTTGTCCAGCGCCAACGGCCGTCAGAGCCCCGAATTGGTTGTAGACATATTGAAGCGCTTGCATCACATCCGAGGTCTTGAGCGAAACAATCGAGATCAACTGATAGATGGCGCTGTCGGTTCCGACGTAATTATTTGCTCCAAAAATTGCCAAGTATCCGGCGAGATTATCCGCGAGGATATCCGTATAGACGGGTATTGATAATCCCGCTGGGCCAACCGTTGGTCGATTGTAAGCCATCTATCCTTGGCTCCCTGCAAAGGCCGCTGGCGCAAACTGAACCGACACAGCGCCGAAAGAAGTATCGGCTGTGGCGCTAAAACTGAATTTCCGCGAAGCCGAAGCGAAAGTTGCGTTTATGTTTTGCACGGTCGAGACAAACGGAGTTCCACTAATACGCGCGGCGAGCGCTGCGGACATGACTTGCTGCCCATTGGGAGTAGCGCGCGCTCCGATGATTTCCTGAAACATTGGTGTCCCGAGATTCAAGTCTTCCCACCACTCTCCTTCGAAAAGTAGAACGCGGGTCTTGATAGCCTGCTCGACTGCCTGCAAATCTTGAAGTGCGGCCCGAGGATCAAAGATCGGGTCGTAAGACGCGTCGAGTTGAAGATACGTGATGCTGCTCATGCGACTGGTCCCGAAGTGCCGCCGCCTGTTTGCACTCCCGTGTGTTCGTGCGTCAAGAAAACCTTTCCGTCAAGTTTGGTGTTGGCTCCAGAAGACGCCGCGACGATTTGCGCCCCTGAGATGTTCACGTTCCCCGAGGCGGAAATGTCTACGTCCCCCGACGATTGAATTAAAACTTTGGGCGCAGTCAGGGTGATACCGGCGAGTGCCACATCTATGACTACGGTGTCGTCATCGCTGCGGAGTTGCGCGGAATTCGCTGAATAATGCGCTAGGACTCGTGGCTGGCTCCACATTCCAGGATAAAACCCGCAATCTGTAATGTCGTGACGGCGCCGCTCAAGTTGATTCTGCGTTCCACCACGAACCCACCAAAGATCAATACACATGTCGCAGAATACGAGCATGCCTTCATCGCCGGCCGTCAGGGGCATCGTGAGGCAAAATCCTCCCGCGCGCGGCAGCACTACGGGAACTTTATAGATTGGCTGGATAGCAACATTCTGAGGTCCGGAATCGGTTCTCACTACCTCGCGTAATGCGATTTGTACGGTCACCGTTTGTTCGACCGGATCAAACGATTGCACGATAGCAGGAATCGCTACCCGCAAATCAGCAAGTGCCTGCTTGAGAATCTCCTGCCACTGGGAACTCTCAGCATAGTTGAGTTGCGATGGCGTAAGTTGCGGGACACTCGTGCTCATGGAGCCGCTCCTGCTGCCGCTGCAACAAAGGTTCCGCTCAAAAGCCCTTGCGCGTACCCGCGCGTGTAACCGGTAACTTCCGTGTAAAAATCATTCTCTCGCGTATCCCCGTAATGATGGACCTGGGCTGCAACGAATAGGCCGCTCTGGTCGAGAGGCGTCAAAATCTGCCCGTACTGCAATTTGAGTTGGGAAATAACGGTCTGGTCGAGTTTCACAAGCAAAGGTGGCAATTGGACTTTCAACCGCGGATCGAGCAGGACCGTGAAGATAGCGCCGAATGGGCTTTGTCGGGGCACGCCGATGATGCTTCGCGTGATCTCCGGGTCGGGGTTCGCTTCGCTCTGATTCGGTGGAAAGGGAGGAGCGAATACAAGGTCCGGGTCTACTTTGACGGCCGGATTAAATAGTTCAGTTAGATAATGCTGATTTCCTCCTATCCAATGATTCAGGAAATTGTCATCGGACATCTGCGCGATGTACTTGCTCACTTTTCCAAAAATCGTTTTACCTCGCGGATATTGTTTGGCAGCCAGGAGTTGATTGGCCTTGTCGCTGACTTGCTCTCCTGCGTTCCCATTCATCTGTTCGATCATCTTCGAAACTACATTCAACTGCGAGGACATCGGCCCCATCGCGAGATTCACAAATTGCTGCTCGAGCAGCCAAGGTCCGGCCATGCAATTGAAACTCATCGTCAAGTCAACTACTGCTTTCCGGTCAAAGATGACTTGGAGTATTGGCCCATCCCAGATAATCGAGGATTTGCTCGGGCCGTCCTGATAACCGGCTTCCAGTGTGAGCCATACGGCATTGAACAAGAGATTTTGCATCGCCGGGTCATTCAGGTTGTAGACCGTCACAAAGGCATACCAAAAAGGCGATGGCAGCGTACTTTCGAGAACATCGAAGGTGACGCGGAGCGCTTCGGGGTCCCAAGAACTCTGAGACAACACCTGTACGGCACCGGACGCGAGTTTTACGGAAAGTTTCCATGCGCGTCCCCATAGAGGAATCGAAGAAGGGGCTAGAGTCATAACGCCGCCTCATCGACAAGTTCATCAGCCGTGTCGTCCCAGAGGAGTGCAAAAGCTGTGCCGAGGTCTGTCTTACCTGGGTAGTCGGATGAAGAATTTCCCAAGTTCAGGATGAATGCCGAGCCTATGTGCAAATAATTGTATTGCGATAGAAGGTTCGCCGCAGGATACCATCCTGTGATGAGTGGCAATGAATCGAGAATCAGGACGCCGGCCGAATTCGAAATACTCATCACCCAATAGCCAGCCATCTCTGACCATCGAATGTTCAAATTTAAGGTAAGTGGAGCACCATCAACCTGTAAGGTCACGGCGAAATTCTGATTGGGACTGGCTGTTAGTGGCACGATCTGCGCTGACATTATTTTCCTGCCGGCAAACTATTAAGATTGTTGATGTTCACGCTCGACCAGTCACCTGGGCCTACGGTAGTAGATGGCACTGCCGGTGCGGTCGAGCCTGTCACATTGTTCTGTGAATTCTCCGTTGGTGTAGGAGGTTGAGGATTCACCGTCCCTAGATTCGTGCTGTTGGTGTCCTGTGGTCGCGCGCTATCTGGCGTCGTGACGATATTTGCGATGAAAATTTGCCCGAACTCGACACGCATGCGTAAACCTTGGATGGTCTTTACGCTTTCACGAGGAGACAGCGAAAGAACGACCATATTCGAATACGTTCTCAGTCGCGTCGTAATCGAGAAAGGAATCCGCGAGAACTGCAAGGCGAGCATCGTTTGATAGGCCGAAACGCTTTTCGATGGCGAACCTTGCCAGGTGCTCGGCTTGTAGTAGGAATCCATGACATCGGACATCCCCACATCCAGGATGAGGTGAGCGGGCACGATAAAAGCATGGTCCGAAATACTGGCACCGGTTTGGACTGGATGCTCCGTACGGCGCAATTGCTGTTCGTGCTCGATTTGTATATCAGCATCAAAAGCGTAAAGCGTCTGTGAGGTTGGCAGCGTGACCGTAGAACCGGATGCGTTGCTATATTGGCCAGCTTTCGGCTGTCCAGGAAACGTGATGATGACTTTGGCTGGCGATGCGGCAGCCCATTGCAAAGGACGATAGGGTGCGGTGCTCAATAGGACCATCCTGGGTTAGAAAATTCAGCCAAATTTCTTTGTACTCTCTGCTTATCGGCTTCGCGGATTGCGTCAATCACAGCCCACTTGATTCCTTCTTTTGAAGCCCCTTCGGGGACGTGTAGATTGAGTGTGCCGATCTGGATTCCTGCTTGAACGTGTGTAACCTTGCTGGCATAGGCCGCGTTCGCGCCAGCATCTTTGCTTCCGTAGTAATGCTCGAGTGCCGTTCGAGAATTCCCGTACTGCGCTAGGAGTTGCTTGAGATAGAGGACTCCGCCAAAGATATTTTGGGATTCGCTTCGAGGATCGACACCAAGGGATTTTGCCGTGCCGGGTTGAAGTTGAAATATCCCCGTGGCGTGAGAGCCAGGGGTAGAGGACATCAGCACTTTCCCGGATTTGTCGTATTGCTGGTAGTTGCTCTCGACTTGCGCAACCGCGAGCGCCAGATCCACGGGGACACCCAACTGTTTGGCCACTTTTGAAATGTAAGAAATAACATCCGTGTTCTCTATAGATTTAGCTAAATCCGAACCGCCCAATCCCATCGCTGCGGGGAGACCGAGTTCTCCTGAGATTTTCTTCCTCGCTTGATTTCCCAAGATAGTCCCGGCCGCACTCAATTCTGTTTTCGCGCCCTTGAAGTCTCCACTCGCCACATCGGAAGCGGCTATCAGTAAATGGCTGAGAACTATTTCAGCCTGAGTCAAGGCGAGCACGAGATTCTTTACGGCCGTGATTGTGTACTGAATGGCCTTGGCGATCTTATCGAAACTCAATGCCGTTCCTGAGAGCGACTTATCCCCAGACAAGAGGCCAATCAAATTGGTAAAGACGACCGCGAATTGCTTCGTGAGTTCCCATGTTGCCGCCATCACGTCCTTGACATCGATGAGAATGGGCTTGAGATTCGTCGCAATCCATTCCGCAATGGCTGGCATGTTGGCGATAAACCATTCGTTGAACTTGCGCATTCGCGCGAGCACGTCGTCGATGTTCGTCCCGAAGGCGCGCGCGAGGTCTTGCACGACATTCATCGTGAGGTATTCGAGTTCGACGCCAAAGCGCGTCCATTCGAACCGTACATCCCGAATCTTGAGCATCTGATTCTCGAAGTCAGGTCCGAGTTCTTCGGTAAGGGCACGCTGATCTTTGACGAGTTGATTGAAGCGTCGAGCGAGTTCTGGGTCCCACATGATGTTCTCAAGGGGCTGACCGAGGGCATCAATCGCAATCTTCAATTCGCGGGCCACTGGCAAAGACGTGTACATATGCAGCGCGAGCAGGCGGTATTCCTGATCGGCCATCGCCGTCTTATCCGCGATCCCAATGGCAGCCGCACCAATGGCGGCGAAGGCTCCTACGGCGCCAGCTTGGAATTCCAGAACCTTCTTTCCCATCCGGAAAAATTCGTTGTCAACCAGCGAGGAGGTATTGCGTAGCGCAGCGGCGAAGCGAGCGTAGGAGACCGTATCGTCGAGAAAAGACAACTTCACGAGATATTCAGAAAGTACGTTGGTCCCCGAGCCCATCTACACTTTCTCCTGACTCTCGCGATACAAACGCGCGTTCTCTTCTTTCCAGTCCAGCAAGAAATTTACTTCGCAGAGGTCATTAAAATCGTAGGTGCCGTCCTCCATCTCGCACTGTCTCCACATTCCTGCAAGCACCGGACGCCATAGAAACGAATCAAGCCAAGCGGGGAATGCTATTCCTTCAAAAGTAGAGGCCGTTTCCCCGCCAGCGCGTTCAAGCCTCCCTCGGCGAAAAAATCCGAGAAGTTGAACACCATTGCTTCCACTTCGAGTTTCATCACGAGTTGCATGTCGTCTCGGATTTCTGGAACCCACTCGCTGCCATTTGTCAGAGGCACCGGAAGTTCTGTGCCTTCGTGCTCTTTCATCAGCGCACAGATCGCGAGACATTTGTTCTGCACGAAATTGTGCATGTCGTATTCGAGCCCGCGGAGGAAAGCGGCGAAGACAATTGCGCGTACTGTGTCTTCGCCGTTAGGTTCAGCCGCAGAAGAAGAGGGGGCTGAGGCAGAACCGGCAGGAGGCGCTTCGGAGAAGTTTTGCCCCTTGAGTCCTGCACCAATCATCTGCATTAAAATGTATGACCCGACATTGGGGGCGAAGCGGCGGATCTGGTAACGCTGACCGCCAATCTCGACGATTTTAGTTTTCTCGTTCATGGATTCCCTGCCTCGATTAGCACCACATACTCTGTTATTATTGACATAGGAGAACTCCGTGACGAAACTTGTCGATTTGACTAAAAAAACGTTCGGCTATCTTCGCGTACTTCGCAGAGCACGCAATCGCCATGGTCGAGTACGTTGGCACTGTCGCTGTAAATGCGGGAAACATACAGCGGTCGCCAGCAGTAATCTTATATCGCGGGGAGTTGTTAGTTGTGGTTGCAAGCAACATGAATACACGAGGAAGGATTATTTCTTTGATTCCCTGAAAAGACCTCTTCCCGGTGGAGATAAATGCCTTGAGTGGCCATATGCCAAGATGAGTGGCTATGGATACTTTACGACAAATAAAAGGAATTTTTCCTGTCATCGCGAGGCATGGAAATATTTTAATGGTCGTATCCCAAAAGGAAAATGCGTTCTTCACCACTGCGACAATCCGCCATGTTATCGTAGGAATCATTTGTTCCTTGGAAATAACAAAATCAATGCCTTGGATCGCCATCGCAAAGGAAGGGGAAAGATGATGTTTAGCAAAACATACCATCCGCTTCGCAGACTGAGCGATAACGACGTAGCTAAAATCCGTAAATCCTACGAAAGAGGAGAACTTCAACGAGAGATTGCCGACCGTTTTGCGGTCTGTCGTTCTTACGTCAGTATGATAGTTAATGGTCATAAAAGATCAAATGTTAACTATTTGGGCCGCCATTAAAGTCCAGGTAATATTCTGGCCCTTGGCTGCGTAGGGCTTGTCGGGAGTTTTCTGGAAAGAAACGCCAGACAAAGTGTGATAGGAGCCATCGAGGACCGTGCGGAATGTAAGGCTGGTCGACGACCAATTGCTGACATCACCAGAATCCGCAGCCGTGATGAGCTGATTGTAGAGATCGAGAAGCGCATGGTGGAGTTCCGATGTTTGTTGAACTTCAATCGTGGCTTCGCCGCTGGCTCCAGCTACGTAGGACGGCATGACGACGCCATCGGCGGCCGTTTCGAATTCCGTGCGTTGCGTGAGCATACGAATGCTGATTTGACCAGTGCCAATGTTTCCGCCGACAATCTGGAAAGGTTGACCTAGCAGGGGATTGTTGAGGACTCCACTGAGGTCTTTGAAGCTATAAGTCGTTTGAACGGGGCCAGCCATTTTAAGTTCCTCCTACGTTGCCACTTCGAATTTCTTCCAGAGTTGCGCCGCATTGAATACAGCGTTCCACGAATCCCGCAGGTACTTCCTTTTCGTATCCGCCTTCATCTTTGACTGTTGCCGGATATTCTTGAATCGCGATTTGATGGCCACGACCCAAGCAGACGTAGGCGTTGACCATTTTCATTGACGCGATATTCGGTAACTTATCTTCCACAGTCTCTCCCTACAGTTGCACGCTGACCTGGACTACGACGCTATGCACGGCACCAGCTTCCTTGATCGTGCAATAGATCGGCATGGCTTGCCGCGCTTGGCGAGCAGCGGGACTCTGGCTGGCGTAGGGAGGCGCTTGGTTCAAGTAGCCCAATGGCAACGGCGCCCCTGTTGCGAGACCAAGGACAGGCGCTCCATTCCAGATGCCAGGCCCGATGTAACCGATGCTTGCCAAGAAAGCGCAGGCCGAATCGACCTGGGCAATGAGTTGGTGCTCGCCGGCATCCGTTTGCGGAACCTTTGGTACGCTGACCAAAAGATTCATCAAGTTTATTTGGATCTGGGCGACAAGCATCGCGCGATACAAAATCTGGTCAAAGAATTCTCCGCTTGGCAAAACTCCGGAAGCGAAGAATCCGATGAATGCACCGAACGTCCCGACCGTGTTGCAGTTCTGGGTTACCAGAGTGTTGTACTGCGTCTGCGTCAGTGGTTCAGGAGCAATACCCACCAGAGGTTTCAAGTTCAGCGTAAACGCGCTTCCGGCCGTCGCGGTGTTTAATCCCATGGCGAGACCGAGGATTGCAGCCGCCGCATAGATATTATTCGGGAATGTCCCGCCCTGCGTGGTGTTGTAACTGAGCAAAGCACGGTCCTTGAGAGCTTGCATTTGCAGAGCGATATTTCCAGCCGTGCCGTTCACAACTGCGGCGTCGGCGGTCGATGCAAAGTAAAAGAGTGATTGCCAGTTTGCGGTGGAATAAGCAGCCAGCGCGAGATGGTCCGTATCCGTTGCGCCGATGCACATGAATCCGTACCACTGCTGGTTTGCTTGCTGACAGGCTTGAACGGCCTGGAGGAGTGTTTCCCCTACAGCGGTGATATCTACCGTGAGGCCGACGCCCGCGCCACTCGTGGTCGTTGGCAGGTTGTTGGCGAGCGCATAGCCTGTGCCCTGATTTCCAATCGTTGTGCCAAGTGTCAAGACGTTTCCGCTACCGCCTACAGTCAAAACAACCAGTTTCGCATTCGAGGAACCTACCTGGGTGGGCGTGACCGTATCGCCAACGGCGTATCCCGTGCCGGCCGCACCCGTATGCGGAATGGCTGTCTCGATTGCCGTGAGGTCTTGACGGCCGATCCAAACAAATTGCGCAGGTTCGTTTTGCTCAAAGTAGAGTTGTGCCGCTAGGTATTCGCCTTCGACGGCGGTAAATCCATCGGCGATCATCGCCGCGAGCGTGGCGTACTGACGCAAACGCGGATTCGCTCCATAGGACGGAATGACTGGCGAAGAACCAACAATCAATCCTTGATTGAAGGGACGAACAGCCACCTGGCCGACAGCGGCCTGCACGTTGACTTGAATAAAATCACTGATTGGGAGCGGTCCTGGCGCCATGGTATTCCTCCTAAGTTCCGAACGGCTGTTGTCCAAAAGATCCAGCGCCGTAACCTGGCGCTGCAACCTTGATATCGGCGATTAGCGTTGTTCCCGAAGTATCGGTTTCAAGGATGACTTCCTCGCTGACCACGGTCTGACGCGCAATCGTTTCTGTGACAAATTCATACACTTCGAATTCCATATCCACGCGCTCGAACCATTGACCATTGCCATTTTCTTCGGGAACGCGAATCGGTTCAGGAAAATCGCTCACGGGAAAAAGGTTGCTCTGCGCTAGAAGATTCGTGAAGTAGTCCTGATAAAACGCGCTGCGAATAGCTCGCGCGCGGTCGTAAGAATTCGGACCATACAACGTGAAGTGTACGGCCCAGGCGTTCGTGTAATTCCACTGTTCGGTGAGCGCGGGATTCCCGTTGAGGGCCCCCCCATAGGGTTCGAGTCCGAAAAGGTTGTCGCCCCATCCTTGCGGTCCCCAGTTGAAACGGTCGCGAATTCGCGTGTAGGGATCTTCTCGGGGCATGCAACGGAAAAAGCAGACGTCATCGCCCGGCCCATCGATAAAAGGTGCGCCTTGCGTTGGATACATGACTCGGACGAGCGAAGTATCTTGTGGACTCGGCACTCCCAACATCCCGCAGATAAGTGGCTGAAAAACCATGTTTATCTGCTGGAGCGTGAGAGCGCTCGAAGTCAGAATGCTCGAATCCGGATATGTGACAGACTGGCCCAAAATCGCTCCTTTACGAATGCGGCATGATACGAATATTCAGGGAATTGCAAACACCGCCATCTCCAACCGATTGGCTCCCAAAAGCGTTGACTTCGACATTCGGGAAGTAGCCTTGCGCATCCAGAACGTCCGAAATGAGTTCGGCTGCTTTTTGCCGAAGAGTTTCTTCCGGTTCTGCGCATTCCGAAGCCTTTTCAAACTGTTCCGCAACTGCGGCCTTGACTTCTTCAATCTTTCCTTTTGCTGCAACGCTCCAAGACATTTGCTTTCCTCCTAATCAGACTTCATGCGTACCGCAAGCGCTTTCCAGAACCCGTAATCTTGCTGCTGGGCCACATGCAGCACGCGGTAATTGAGACCCTGCCAAACCAAGATATCGCTTGACTGCCCCACGCCAGCAATCGCGTTCGTCCCGTAAATCGGCTGCGAAGACCAAAATGCTTTTACTTCTTTCACGCGGTCCCCTTCGGCAAGCATCGAAATATCCCGGTCAGTCGCTGGCTGAACCGGGCCATACGAGGAAAGCGTCGTAGTCGAGGACTGCCAAACTCCATACTGAAACCCCGTTCCCGTAGACCGTAAAATCGTAAAAACTTGCGCGAGATCGGCGTCAGAAACTATGTCGCTGACATCGATCATTTCTGCTTTTCCATTTCGAGGTACGCGCTATACCAATCTACAGAAATTTTCTGTTGCGCTTCTTGGAGTTCCATGTTGCCGCTACACACCTGTTTGTGCAGCCAGTTTTCCAGTTTGTCTTTCTGATAGGCTCCCGGCTGGTCTGGCGTGAGATACGGTTGCGCCCAGAGGTTGGTAGGGTCATCGGCTCCTCCGAGTTCACGCGAGATCAGATGGTCAATCTCACAATTCTTGGTGATCTTTTTTCCTTTAGCTCCCTTATGCGAAACCGGTGCACAGGTGCCCGTCTTAGGACCTGTACCGTATGCTGCGTAGACCTGCGCTTTCATCTTTTCCGTGACGGCGCGTTCGTCTTTTCCCCATTTCGTTGAACAAGAAATTTTCTTGGTGACTGCGGGATTTGTTTTTCCTGGTGTCACTATCGGGTCTGGTAGCAGCACGGACCCATGATGTCGATAATGTGCTTGCTGTGGGGCGAGAGACAGTAAAAGTATGAGCAAGGTCGGCGTCATTAAATATCTCTTACCACGAAAGTTATAGAGCGTCTGAGAGCCGAAGTGTCAATCAAGGGCCGACTGGAACCCTTGCGTCGAATCGTCTCCGGACTGTTAGGAGCCCAATTATTTCTAGCGTCTGTGAACCAAGCCTTTGCCGCGTTACTACCTGCGGTGCCAGCGCGACGCATGAATTGTTTCGCCTGTTGCGGCTCGCCATCGAATTGCGCTTTGACAGCCTGCTTGAGTTCTGCGGCTATGGCCTGTTTGTTGCCGTCCGCTTCGATGGCTGGCTCGATCACCGGACGCGCGGGAATATTTCGCATCGGCGAGCCGTGTGTGTGAATGTACAAAAGCGAAGAGTTATTAATTTTATCCTTTGGCCGGATGGTCTTGGCCTGCGGAATCCCCACGAGGACTTCCATCTTCATGATGGCGTCGAGGGAGTTGCGGACCTGTTGCGCTCCGGGTCCGCGTTGCGTAATTGTAACGTTTGGTCCCATCTTATTTGGTAAACCATTTTCCGGCTGTGAAGCAGTAGTAGATTACGATTGTGCCTGCGCCATGTGAAAAACCTACGCCCGCTCCGCCAGCATTGATTGTGTCTGTACCGTTCGGGTAGACCAGCAACGCATTCGTAGCTTGGTTGTTATTAATTGCGACCTCGGCACCGCTCACGGATGGTGGAAGTAATACGCCTGTTCCGGCAGGCACAGTCGAGACGTTGTAGGCCATGCGCGGCGGAAGTACGGTTGCATTTCCCTGGTTCGTGCCAGCCGCTACGACTCCATCTAGCGTAGATACTGTCTGGAGTCCACCAGCGAATCCATTTGCGAGCCCTTCCGTGTACCACGCACCCGGTGTGGCGCAGGAATAGAGGACAAACGAAGCTGGCATCTGACTGACGCCAACCGCAGTCGCAGCATCATCAATCGTGTCGGTTCCAGCCCCGAAGACCTGCACTGGATTGGCACCATGATTGATGATGAGAATTTCCAGTCCGGCGACGGATAGTGGAAGTTTTACGCTGTCCCCCGGATTAGTGACTACAGTGATCCGGTTGGTTTGTGCTACCAACTGAGTGGCCAAAGCCTGGCCACCACCCACATGCGCAGCAATTAGGTCTTGCGCAGACTCGTAGATAAAACCGTACGCACCGATGTTTTGAAATGTTACCGTTCCCGTTGTTGGGTTATAATCTCCGCCAGCTTCAGCCATTGAGTGCTCCTTTCACCACAACATCATTGGACCCATGCCGACAATACGCGCCATAGTCGCGAGTTGCTGTCCGTACACAGTCAAATTCCACGCTCCCCAATCTTCAAGACCGCCTACGAGCTGGTAACTGGCGGAAACATCTCCTACACTCTTCGCGATCAGAATCCCGAAAGCCAAGCCCTGGCCAGCAGCCTGAGTTGCTGTCGATGCGGGCGCTCCCTCGCTGCGTGCATAAAGGTCCGCGAAGTGTGCCACAAAGAGCGCCATAGCAAAGGTCCACTGTTCGAGCCACTTGCCCTGTACGAGCGAGGCTGATGCGAGAGCAATGTAGACTTGCAGGACCGCAATCGGAACTAGTGGAGCATTCCAGACCGTGAGAGGAACGTTAGACGCAGAATTGATCGGCGCATTCGAAAGCGTAATTGCCCCAGTGCCTATCGCTTGGATAAATGTTCCATCTGGGATATTTGCGCCTGCTACGGGATTACCTACCGCCATCCCCGCCGTGGAACTAACATTTGCAACTTGATTCCCCGCCACGAGTGTTGCCGTTGGAACAGGCGCAAGCGGAGGCCCACCCCACTTAGGGTAGAACGCGAAAAAGTCCTGGATGAAATAGGGAGGATTAGACCCGACGACTATGTTGTTGACGAAGCCGCTGAAATCACCGAAGCCGGTGAGATCAACCGAGGGACCCCATTGCGAGGCCAGCCACCCATTCCAATCCGGCGTTCCCATCGCGCCTCATCTTCTGCTTTAAGCAGTGCCCGCGACCTTTTCCTTGATAGCCGCAACCATCTCGTCTTTTTTCAGTTTGTCGTCTAGTTCCAGGCCATGCACTTCCAAGGCGTGGAGCTGAAGTTCGTCCTTGCTCAGTTTGCTGAGATCAACCAGCCCCAAGTCGCCGGGTTTCGCGTCTTTCGCGTCTCCACCGGTAACAGGCTTGGGAATCGCCGCTGGTTTGGCTTTCGGAATGATGACTTCCATCATGTCCTCGTGCGTGACGGCCTCTTGGAAAGTGTCCAGTTTGCCTACCCAATCCGGAACTTCCTGGGGATCTTTGCTATCCGGTACGTGGTGGGTGCGAAGTACCTTCCCTGGAATCCAGTCATCACCTACCTGCTTGCCGGGACTCCATTCTTGAAACAGAATTTTGCGCTTCGCAATAACGTACATAGACGCACTCCTTCGCGGGGAAATTCCCCACTGGATTCCAAAGTTAGGCCCAAAACCAGAAAATCGTTAAAATCTGTTTCGCTTCCGAATGTTCTCGGCCTCAGTGATGACTCGCAAATTCCAGGGCACATGCAGCCCACACACGACGGCTTCACCATGTAGGTTCACCCCGCGCAAGGGGATAATATGATCGACAACGTGCGAAATTCCGGTTGTGCGCGTCATGCGTTTAGCCCGCGTGTAAAGTTTGTTGATGGCCTTCCAATGCTGCAAGGTGAGCCACGGCGGGACCGCCTGCATTTTGTTCGCGTAATCTCGCCCACTTGATCCAGGATTGGCCTCGCGCCAGTCACGAAGATATTTTCTTCGCGCTTCCCGCTGTTCGGGCGATAAACTTCGCCATCGCCTTCGAGAATAATTACGACATCGGAGCAAGAGTTTTTCGTGGTCCCGCTTAAATGTTCTTGCCGAGTAATTTCGCGCAGCGCGACGCCCGCAAAGAAGGCAAGTGAAATTGTTAACGTAACGCGGGGCGACATGGCCTTGGCTGCACGGTTTCCCCGTGAAGTACATCGGCGAGTTGAGTGATATTGCTTCACTTCGGCTGATTACCTTCTGGCCGCTCATGCGACCATTATACGCCTAAGTCCTTTGTTATGTTCAAATTCCGTACATATATAACAGGGTCGTGGGACGGAGGATTTGTGGGACTCCTATGCATCCCATGAAAAGCGTTTCGTATCCCGTGCTCTGAACAGAAGGCACGGTGAACACCTTCTGAATAGGTTGCGGAATCTTGAGATAGAGACTCTCTTCGGCCTTGCGGTAGAAAAGAATTTCGCTGGTTGCGCCTGTGCCTTGCGTGCTGATCCACGGGTCGGGCAGCGGCAAAATCTCGAAGTCGACGCCCTGGCGTCGCGCGACGTTGTTCATCAAAATGTATTCGAGCACGGAGTTGAAGCCACCCGTGGTCATGGGCTGATTCAGCACGCCCCAATGCTCGTAATCCACGAGTGCGGTATCGGGAATACCTTCCACGTCGTAACCGCTGTTTTGCTGGACCTGAATAATGCCCGTATTGAAGTCATTCAGGATTTGTGTTGTGGTCTTCGTCGACCAAGTTGCGGTATTGCCCGTCCCGGTGAGAGGAGCCTGCACAGACGTAATGGCGGAGTTGTTCATCAACCCGCCGTAGCCGCCCCATCCGAGGTAGGTTACGCGATCAAGGGCTTTGTTCCAGATCAAGCGCAAGCCGGTGTCGAGGAGTTGTTGCAGCGAATAAGGCGCCGGAATCCCGAATTTCTTCGAATCGATCAGTTTTTGCAGATCGACATACGAAATGCGCATCGCCTGCGCCCAAATAAACGCCGGCCAGATGCCTTTCAGGACTTCGGCCTGAACGATACCCACATCGACGTTCTTGTTTTCCATCAAGCCGAACTGATTGTTCGCGGACGATCCGTAGTTCGCGGCCCATGCGGTGAGTTCTTCGACGTAGCCGCCACCGGTTTTGATGGGGATATCGCGCGCATGCGTGACCGCTGCCAATGGTTCGACGAGCTTCACATCTGGCAGTTCGAGCATCGAGGCGAGATAGGCCAAGCCCGTGCCAGTCGTCGCGTCAATAGCTTGGCCGCGTTCGAGCAAGTCTTGGCACACTTGCAGAGCAAGTTGCGCCTGCTTTTTGCTGTCGCCGCTGTAAGACCACCGCGGCATCGTATTGAAACGCTGGATTGCCCGTTGCGCGTCCATCGCGGCGTCACGCCGCGCGAGTTTTGCAAACATTTCAATCCTCCAGTTCTAACTCTGCTTGAGCGCCGCTATGCTTAGGCAGCAGCTCGAGAAAGCACAACCAACTCGCAAACGTTGTTGGCATCCATCGCGCCGTTTTTGAAAAACGCCTGGCAAACGGTGGGGTCCAACAAAATGTTGTTATTGCCATCGTTGTTGGATTCGATGTCGCCGAGGAGTCCGGCCGGGATGCCGCCGTTCACGATGGCGCGCAAGTAAGCCGGCCCACCAGCGACGGGAGCGCCTACGGGAACCTTGATCGTAATGGCTCCGCGCGTCAGGATGCCGACGTACTGGCCTGGCATGTAGTAACCCAAGGTCGGGCTTGGCACCGGAGCGCCTGGAGTCAAACCGTAGGTGAACATCGTCTTGACTTCGCGAGTCGCAAAGCCCGCAAGCGTTGCGAATTGCAAAACCGTGTTGGCGTTGTTGGCGCCGGTCGGAGTCTTCGACAGAGTGACTTGACCGTTGACGGGGTTGATCGAGACAACGTAGGTCCCCGCAGGAATCGCGGCATTGAAAACAAACATGCCAACCGCGATACCGGCAAGGTTGCCCGGCGTCACGATGGGGCTGGCATTGTTCAGTCCGGAGCCGCCGACCTGTAAACCTCCGCCAGTCGCCTGCCAATCCTGGTACTGCTTGCAGGTTCCGCCCACCGCATCCGGCAAGAGCATGACGGCATCGCCGAAGTTGATGTTGTTGGCGTTGTTGACGTTTGCTTGGCGAGCGAGAATGAACGGGTCGCCTCCACCGGAGCGCGATACTTCGCCGATAAACCCAAAAGGAGTTCCGACTACCGGAATAACTTGTCCGAATGCGCCCATCGTTTTTCTCCTTCTCCGTTACAGCACCAGCCCAGTTAGGGCCGAAAAAATCAGAAATGTTTAGTTCGTGCCTGCGCCGTTGCGAAGGAACTTGGCAGACGGCCGGCCAGTTTTCTTCATTGCGTCGGCATAGATTTTGTCTGCGTCTGCGGCTCGCTTTTCCGCTTCTGACAGGCGAGGCTTGAACTCTTTGTCCGCGTCTGTACCTTCGTGGCGAGTCGTTGCAGATTTCAGAAAGTCGGCATAACTGCCATTGCCGGTATCCGTCTTCTTGACGATCTTTTTCAGCGAACTCGTGAGTGTGTCGAACGCCGCTTTCAGCTTCTTGTCATTCGAGCGCGCAACGAAAGGCTTGAGGAACTTGAGAAGTTGCAGGTTGGAGTCCGCGACCAATGACTGGACATCAGCCGCTTTGAGCGCACCCTTGGGCCGTTCATTGGCCGCGAGCACGGGTTCGGAGCGGACGATCTCGGCGTCTTCGCCTTCTTTCTCCTCTTTCTCTTCTTTTTCTTCCTCGTCCGCAGCATCCTCTTCGGCTTGCTCGTGTTCCGTTTCCTTGTCTTTGCCCTTGTCCATGCAATCGTCGCAACGGCAGCCTTCGGGATGCTTGTCGTCGTGGGCCTCGCCCTCGACAAAGTCATTCACCTTTTTCTTGAACTCCTCCATCTCGGCGTCGAGCGCGGCCTCGGTAGATGCATCGAGGAGTTTGTCGAGTTTGTCGTGCATGGCCTTGCGCGCATCATTCGCCGCTTGCTTTTCTTTGTCGTCGACCCCGGCGCTGCGCGTTTCAGTCCCGCCGACTTCCTTGAAAATCTTGACGCCATCTTTGGTCGTGCCGACATATTCCATCTTCGGTGCTTTGTCGGCCTCTTTGCCATCGGTCGCGATGCTGATGACGTTATCGCGCTTTTTCTCGCCATCCACCGCTTCGGCAGCCGCGAGCACGTTCGGATCGCGCAAGGCTTCTGCGATATCCTCCGAGGGTGCGTCTTTGGCAAACACACGGAATCCTTCGCCCAAGAGATGCTTGAAAATGTTTTTCACGCGAGTCTCCTTCTTGACCGGAGCAGGAATAGGTTCCGGTGCTGAATCGTTGATGCGGGCCTCTTCGCCAGCTCGTGCCTTTTGAACGAGCGCGACGTGATTCCCGAGAATGTCGCGCTGATCCCATCGATAACCCTCGCGGGCGAGTCGATAGGTATAACCGCAAGAAAGTTCTCGCTGGCCGGTTTCGACGGCGCGAATAGCTTCCTCGTCCTTAACGATAATGTCCGCGAGGAGCGGTAAATTCCCATCACTGAGGGGCTCGTCTCCTTGACGAACATTCTGGACATGTCCGCGGCTGTGACGGTTATCGTTCTGCGGAGTAAGCAGCTCGTCCGGGTGAGTGAGGGTGAAAGTCTTGCCCTCAAAACTTGCGATAGTGGCGCGCGAGAAGACTTCCGAAGGGTCGCGCCAAATCTGGATTTCTTCATCGGGGTTGTAACGCTCACTGAGCAAACCCTGGGGATCGGCGATTTCAGAGACGCGATAAGTCTGGAAGCCAGTTCGCGCGATGACCGCGTTCCTGCAAATAAGATAACCGTCTTGGGTTCGCGCGATGTTGTCGCTGAGGTGTTCCCCATGGTAGGCAACGCGGCGGTCGAGGGCGACGGGCACATCACGCCTCACCTATGGTGAGTTTCAATGCGTTCCGGGGAGCCACTTTTGCGCCATGAGGCAGCGGGTCTTTTATCTCGGTCATTTTGTTGACGGCTTGAGGCGCTAGACTTGAACCATCGCCGGTCTTGCGCGCATTACTCAAGGCTGCGGCAACCGCTTGGTTTTCGGGATGGCCATGGCGACGCATCTCTTCGATATTCTTGCTGACCGTTTCCCGCGAAGATCCAGACTTGAGTGGCATGAACGAAAGAACGATACCACTACTTATAGTGCCGTTTGAAAAACGGGCGGATAAAATTTGACAAATGTAATACTCTCGCTATACGCTACACGGCGATGCTTCCAGAGCGAAAACTTGTAAGTTTCCGCATCAGTATTAGGGTTTTGAGGTTGCTGGATGCGCTATCCATGGAATTAGGAATGAACAAAACAAGTGTCATTGCGCAAGCTATTCGAGTTCTTGCCAAACGAGAGAAAGTGAAGGCGTAAATGAGCCAAGAAACCCAAAAGTTACGTGGGCGACCTGTGACATATAGTGAGGCGCGAGCTTCAGCACAACGCCTTATTAATTCTCACTTTGGCGGCAGCCCCGATCCTGCACGAACTTCTATCCCTGCACGATTCTCCGATGATGACCTAACAATCATTGACTTCATTGAAGAACAGGCGGCGGCGCGTGTCGCGGTTATTCACGTCGAACGAGCGGAGTTAGCTCCTGGTAAGAAAGAACTTCTAACATTCCTCGCTAGGCCGGAAGACTCCTGGGGGCCAGCGGAATATGGCTTGGTGATTTGCGATGTTGTGCGCCACATCGCCAATGCGTTCAAGGTGCCCGATAAAAATGTCTGGTACTGGATTGAAAAAGAACGCGCAAAGCATACGACTCCTATCATTCAAATTCACCAAGCATAAAAAGGAGAATTGTGAAAAAAACTTTGTGGACGGTGAATGTTGACAACTACGCTCCGGAGATGACCGCTCTCACGCATCCCTTGCTCAAGCGCTACGCGGAAAAGTGCGATGCAGAATTCCGCGTCATCACCGAGCGCAAGTTTCCCAATTTCCCTCCTGTATATGAGAAGTTGCAAGTTTACGAGTTGGGGAAAGACAGCGACTGGAACATAGTGATCGATTCAGACGCCATCGTTCACCCGGACATGTTCGACGTGACGAATCATTTGTCCGGAGATACGGTCTGTCACAACGCAAACGACATGGCAGGGAACCGCTGGAAGTACGACCGTTTCTTTGCACGGGACGGCCGGCACATCGGCTCCTGCAATTGGTTTACTGTGGGTTCCAATTGGTGCATCGAACTCTGGAAACCTCTCGACGATCTAACACTCGAAGAAGCCGTTGCGAATATCAGCCCGACTGTCCACGAGCGCGCGACGCATTTGCGTCAGTGTCAGAATCCTCAATGCCGCTACGAGGTTCCGGTTAGCGAGACCTCCGATGTAGTCAGCGAATGCACACGCTGCGGCCAGAAGGCCAAGAGAATAAAAAAGGCAGTCATCAAAGCCGAGCATTTAATTGATGACTACACACTCAGCCGGAATATCGCCAAGTACGGCTTGAAGTTCACGACCGTTCGCGCCATCCAAGAGAAACTCAACGAGCGCGGATTCTACCTGTGGCACATCTACACGGACACGCTCGAAGAGAAGTTGCGGAAGACAAAAGAGGTTCTCGCTGGATGGGGAATTGAGACATAAATGGACCCAGAACTCATCGGCCCTGATCCCGTGTGGAAGTGCATACGCGAGGGCAAGGGGCACATCTACTACGCCTTGGGCCTGGCATTTCTACTCACCGTCGCCGTGGCTGCCGGCGCACCGCTGTGGTTTTGCGTCATCACAACGGGATTGATCGGCGGAGTCTTTGCTGATTTGTGGGCTCACGAGGTACTTCATTGATAGAACGCTTAACAATGATTTTGGAAAGGATTCATCCAGGTGACGAACCTCGCTGTTTCAAGTTATGGGCATGCCGCGGTGAAGGACGCGGATGTACTCGCAACACGTTTCGCAGAAGCAAAGTCCATTGTGAAGATTGCGTTGAAACCAAAAACGAAGAAACGATAGCGGAACTTATAACTAGAATGAATAGAGCCAATTGACATGGAAACCGAACGCCACCGCGCAAATTACATCGGTGCCCCTGAGTTTTTCCATTTGAATTCTTTATGCCGAATCCTCAATGACGCTTTCGGCTATCACAATTATCTAGTCGGCTCCTCGATCATCAAGCGGGATTTCCGCGACGTGGATATCCGCTGCATCTTGGAAGATGAGGAGTTTGACCGGATGTTTCCGGATTCCAAAGGGACCGCTGGCACAGGCAAAGGTGAATGCTCCTGGGTGCATGACGCCCGATGGTCTATCCTATGCGCATCTATTTCGGAATGGCTGTCAACACGCTCCAACCTCAAAGTGGACTTCCAGATTCAGCGCCAGACGAACGCCAATGAGATGTATCCTCATGGACTAGGACACGAACGGCACGCATTGGGCCTATTCATCCATGAGGCTGACCGAACTTGAGCCACGTTTCATCCGATACATTGACCGCGTTGAACCGCGTGAGTTTGCTGTCGGAGATCCGCTCACTTGGCGAGCTCGCGGCTGCCCCTCGGAGCGCCGTGTCGTCACCGTGCATTACACCCATCGCGTCGAAGCGCTCGCGGAAGCACAAGGGATTGAGTTCCTCTGCCCTGTGTGCTTTGCAAAGAATCGCGGCGCGGTTGGAACGCATTGGTGCGAAGTCTCCTTCGAAGGACGCGGCGTCAAACCCGCTCAGGGTAGTCACACGGACAAAGGTTTGCCGTCCAGATGGACAGTCTCAGGAACGAGCCTGGCAAACCTTACGTTGATGCCATCGATTAAGTTGGAAGGCGGATGCGCTTGGCATGGCTACATCACGAATGGCGGAATAAGTTAGGTCTGCTCCCACCAAATGCTTGTCTCTGGCACTAGCTTCGCGTGAGGAAAGAACGCTCTCACCGCGCGGTCTACGTCCCATCCTTCGGTGTAATCGTGGCCGCAGAATAAAGCGCCAGGAGCGCACCAAGCCAGCCAGTATTCGATGTCGTGGTACACGTTGTCATACCTGTGGTCGCCGTCGATGAAGACCATGTTGGGACGTTTGTAGAGCCATTGCCCGATATTCATGTGGTCTGCGTGGACTGGCACGACGCGGCCTTTCGAACTGGAAAGATTCTCCTGGAATTTCCTGAATGTCTTTTCCTTCTCCCAGAGCATCTCCCAATTGTCTACCGCATAGACGGTGCCAGGGCAATGGTCTGCGAGCGCTCGAGTGGATCGGCCATAATAGCAACCTAACTCGACGATGACATCGTGTGTGACCGCTTGCTCTGATAGCCACTGAAGTTCGAGACTGGACATCCATCCTTCGATTTCTAGAGCTGTTGAAATATTGACCGTCATTCCATCTGTCCTCCTTCATTCCTTTGACGTTTTGTTCATGTCCCGGCTTTTTGCATCCACACTCTTTCACATTCTACATCCGCAAATATTACGTTATTCGCCTCCGCCCCCTTCCCTGCGCCTCCGACGAATGCGTGGCACCACTGACTGTTTATGAAATCACACAAGGAGTCTGCTAATTCTTTAGTGGGAATGTCCATGATTAACCAAAAATCCACAACATCTATGCGCCCGTCAGATTGTCTTAGTTGCTCTTTGATGCCGAATGTTTTCCCTAAAGCGCATTCGTGATCCACTCCAACCGTATATCTCTTTGCAAACGGAGCCTTGGTTAATTTCTTATAGACAGACGCTATGTTATCAGGGAAATAACAACGCTCTCCATTTAGTTTCATTTTTCTCCTTCTCATTTATAGGGACAAAGCGGCTCGTGCTTCTCGCTTGCCATGACGGGTAGGATAGCACATTTTAGACCTCTTGACGTAAACGCTTATTTATAGTAAACGTTTAGCTCGCGGGGAATCCCGCAAAGGAGAAACTTGATGAGCAGAGCAAACACAGCCGTCGCGATGGTCCCCAAAGGAGAAACTGGCAAGGTTATTCCAATAGTGCGGCCAACCATCAGTCATCTGGTCGCAATGATCGAAGGCATCACGCCACTTCTACAGAATCCGAAAACTGCGGATTATCTTCAGGCAATTGAGAATCCCGGAGATGCTGCACCGAGCAACAAAGTGAAAAATCCAGATAAGGAGTATAAGGATCGTTTGCGGGCCAGCAAGGGATTGTACCTGCACCCGGTCGAAGCATTCACTGGCCGCAAGGGAGTATTCCAATCAGCGGCTAAGGTGGCGCGTCTTCGCAAAATCAATTCGAAGATCGTAATGACTGGCATAAAGATTGAACATGATCTCTTGTCCGAATTCGCTGATGGCATTCGGCCCTACATCGTCATCAACAGCAAGAGCGGCCCTGTCAACGACAAACACATTGCCGAGATCGAGAAAATGGGACGCCACATCCCCATCCCGATTTATCGCCCTCGCTTTGATGACTGGTCTATGGAACTCCGTATTTCCTATTGGCCGAGCCTTGTCAGTCTTTCAAACTTGATGTCACTTCTCGCTACGGCGGGGGAAATTGGCATTGGGTCCTATCGACCTGAGAATGGTGGAACCTTCGGGACGTTCAAGGTTTCATCGGCGCGGGAAGTTCCAAAGTTTTAGCAGACTCGCAGCTAAGCGGAGCAAAGCCATGCGACGCTTGGCGTAGCCGAGCCTAGCAAAGCAAAGCCGAGCCTTTCAAACCCAAAGCGCAGCCAAGCTGAGCGCGGCGCGGCAGAGCGAAGCGCGGCGAGGCCAAGCGAGGCCTAGCACTTGCAAAGCACTTCAAACTCGAAGCCTAGCGAAGCGAAGCCGAGCTTAGCCGAGCAAGGTTTAGCGAAGCAAAGCCAAGCATGGCCTTTCAAACTCGCACCAATATTTTTAAGGAGGATTCATGGACAAAAGTTCAAAGACTTACATCCCGGCCCCTGGTTTCCACTTGTCGAGAACTGAAGCCAATAAGATCGGCAAGGCAATTGACATCTTTCTGAAAAAAGCTGGACGCGAACCAACGGTTGAGGAATTCGCAAAAGTGACTCGCGCCAGTTCCAATCCAGCCCATGCGGTCGTGGCTAAGAAATACAGAGAGATGACTCGCACTGCATGGGCAAATGCCGCCGATTACTGCATTCGTGGTGTTGATGTAATATGGGTCTCCAGTGGCGGTGAAACATCGGCTCCTTCGAAGGCGTTCTACATTCTACAAATTCCAACAAGTGCGCCTGCTAGTTCCGAGGCAAGACTCATTTTGTCTCAGGGACAAGTAGCGCAATCTGCCGAAGCGCTGGCCAGCCAGGAATCGCTCATGCGCCAAACAATCCGCACGGCCTTTTGTGACTTCGCTGTCGTAGCCGGATTTGTGAAAGCGCGACAATCCGTGCTACTCCTTCTCAGCGAGTTGAAAGTACAATCTAGGGCGGAGGTGCATCATGGTCAGAAGGTGCGCACGTCGCAAGTGCGGCGTAAAATTCACACCGCGCATTAAGTCACAACGTTTCCATTCTCCGAAATGCAAGAATGCGGAAGCGCAGGCAAGATTTAGGACACGAAGCGTAGCGAAGCCAAGCTGAGCGAAGCCGAGCGACGCCTAGCGGAGCGGAGCGAAGCAATTCAAACCCAAAGCGCAGCGCAGCCTAGCATCGCGCAGCCTAGCACAGCGAAGCGAACTCAAATCATGCGGCCAGTTTTTGGAATCCAGAAAGTTTTATGAATTGACCGCGAGTTACCCGGAGAATTCGTCCTCCCGTGAAACATTTCGTGGGCCACGCGATAATATCCAGCGAGATGAGCGGCAAAAAGTTACAGCGGCAATTTGGGAATTCGCCAGCCAATCCACGTCCAAGAGTGGAGGGTTGTCCGATCAATGCCTCGGGCTGAGGGGGATCATCAAAGCGCATTAGCGCGCCATCTAGATTTTTGTGCGATGGTCTTACGCGCTGGTCCTTTGCCGTAATCCATTGTCCCCATTGAAGCCCTAAATCTTCTGCTCTTGCTCTTGTTAATGCCGTGCTCGCTTTTGAAGTTTCTGTCCGTGCAATCAATGCGGCCCGCGCCTTGGTAATCTGCGGGACTTTCTTCCGTAGATAATCTGCAATTGTTTCTGGTCGTAGACCTTCGAGTTGTAGTCTAGAAATTTCATTGTTCACTTCTTGGCGAATCGTAGCGGGAATCGAAGAGATAAGTTTGGCATTCTCGGCGACGAGTTCGTGGACGCGCTGGCCTACGCCGGTTTCCATTTCCTTTTGTAAGGCTTCGAAGATTTCACGTCCGCGGCTGGCTTCGCGCGCGGCCTCCCGCCAAGATCGTGCATTTACCACTTTGATTTGCGTGACCATGCGCCGCGCGATCGATGCTGCAAGGGATTCCAGTACCTCGGGAGTGCGTGAAAGATTGGCGAAGGCTTGGAGCACGCTGTCAGGCGTGAGGTCATCAGGCAGGAACTTTCCTATTAGCTTTTGTATTAGCCTGCGATATTCCGTCTCGATGCGGTTTGGAGGATCGAACGGCATAGCGCGAGAATATCACGATAGAAACCGAAACCCCTCATTGGAATCAACACGTCGGTTGAACGACTTCCAATGAGGGGCCACGGTCACTGCGTCTTGTTTTTAGGTTGTAACGTGCGAGAGTCCTTCGTTTTCTCTCGTCAAATTTGGTCGGGAACCTCGGATTCGAACCGAGAGTCTCGTGCTCCCAGGGCACGCGGGTTAAGCCGTTTCCCTAGTTCCCGATTGCGGTGACTGGATTCGAACCAGCGACCTACGGATTATGAGCCCGTCGCGCTACCTCTGCGCCACACCGCTGTAAGTTTTATACGCTCAAGGGATTGCTATGTCAAGAATTGGCGGAGGGTGGACGAATCGAACGCCCGTCATCTCTGACGCCCTGGGTTTCGAGTCCAGTTGCCGGCCATTTAGCAGCACCCTCCGATGGAGAGTGCGAAGATGATTCGTTCGTCATAGCGGTAATCCTATCACATTTGGCGGAGCAGGAGAGACTTGAACTCCCACGTCCTTTCGGACGACAGATTAGCAATCTGTTGCGGCTACCATTTCGCCACTGCTCCAAACTTGGTGCGCTCTATCGGACTCGAACCGATACGGGCCTACTTAGGTGCCAAGAGATTTTAAGTCTCTCGCGTCTGCCAATTCCGCCAAGAGCGCAAAATAAAAACGGTCGCTGGCGGTGGGATTCGAACCCACATTTCCGGGCCTTATGGTTATTGTGCCCGGCGTACTACCAACTCATTTTGTACTACGCCATGGACCGCTTGGGTGTCATCATCCGGCCCAGGGGAGCGCGGAGTGGTAACGCGAGGGATTCTATCACGCTTTGCGCCACAGTTCGATGAACCTGCCTTGCGGGGTCTCTGGCTGCCATCCACGGCGCCGCAACATTCCTTCGAGCCGATCGCTCACGACATTCCAGATGACAACATTTGTTGGCAAGGAATCCAAGAAGCGTCCTACATCTCCGCAGCCTTCACGCACAGCCTTCAATTGCTCGATGCGAATGAACGTACCGTCATCCGTAGCCCATCCCAACACGCTAGGCGCGAGTAGATCGAACTCTCTGCATTCTTCGTCGAAAGGATGGACAGGGAAAGTGAGTGTCGTGCTCATAGGATTTTCTTACGATGGTCCATGCGCCAGCATAGCCACCAGCCAAGCATCGCGAGCCCCAAACCGAAAGTGAAACAGATAATCATTCCTTTGCTCGACGGCCGCATTCGGGGCAATACGTTGGTTTGAGTTGGTCGTCCAGATCGTTCACGTAGTAAAAAATGGCCTTGCACTCAGAGCATGAGAGTTGGAGCGTTTCGAGTGTGCGTTTCTCCATAAATCCGATGCGCGTTTCTTCGGTGAGTCGTTTCGAGGCCATCACAGATTACCCGCCGATGCTGGAAAGAAAATCGTAGAGCACTTTGAATCCCAACGCGATACCGACAAGGACAGCACCCACAAAGAGAATCAATTTCCAATGCCTACGCATCGACTGTCCGCGAGAGCACGAAACAATACCATGCGCAAGCTAACCCGCACACAATAGAAGGCAGAACGAATCCGCGATATGCGCAGCGAATCATTCCGCAGGTAAAGAAGAAGAGGAGAAATTTAAAAGTCGCTCTTGGGCTGGGCATTCCAAACGCTCTTTCTGGCTACTTGGGAGCGACCTGCCACTAGTATGCAGACTAATTCCGTCGCTCCCTTTCGCCCGTCGTTGTGGGTTGTAAATGGATATCAAAATGGCATCCGTTCTTCGTCCTCTTGCTCAATCTCCTCTTCGTCTTCTACGTCGCAATGTGCCCTGTGTCCGTCTTCTGGATTCCCGCCGCAACAGGCGAACGTCCGATCTTGCGCTGGTGCTTGGAGGAGTTTTTCCTTGTCAGGCATTTCCAGAAGAATGAGTTCGCGCCGAATCACTCTCTCAAGAGCAGCGCGTGCGGTCGCTTCCGTACATGGAGTGATGGAGTAGATTGCGCCCGGTCCAATTAGTCGAGACTTCGCTGGCGAGGCAGGGCGTTTTACTTTCGCGCCCGCTGGAACCCACCTCGTTCCTTTCTCGCTGTCCATGGCATATTCAGGTGCTTCGAGAACGTACTCGCGTTCAGGAAGTTCAGGGGTGTCGCATCTGAATAAGACCGCAGAGCCATACGCTTCCGTGGTCACATAGCCCACTTCCTTTGCGTGACCAAACATCTCCACGAGAGCCCACCCTTCGAAACTTGCTACTTTTGGTTCAGCCATATTCCTCCTAGTTAGCCCACTTTCCCCATGGGGCCACACGCATCAGTTCGCGAATCTTGCGCCGCGAGTCCAAGATTTCTTTTGGCAGATGCTTTGGTAATTCGTGATGCGGTTGCATGAGACTCCACAAAACACTCTCCGGTATAACACCCACTACATTCTTGTCGTAACCGAATCGCTTGTTCCACAGTTGCGCATATTCGTTCCAACTATTCGCAGCGCGCCGCCAAGTCCGCGATGAGTAAGCGTGCGCCTTGTAGAGTTTCCCATTCCTGAACCAAACGACCAGCATTATGCTGGCTCCAGATATTTTAGCGACACGATCATGATGTTGCCCGCGTCTTTGTAGCCGACGTCAATTCTAATCATTGCGCGCGGAGGCCAGCCCGGTCCCGTCAAGCGCACGCCAAGCAATTCCGTAATGATTCCAGTTTTTCCGGCATGAGGATGCGGCGCTGTCGTCTCTACGGTATTACCTTCGCTGGCCCGCTCTGGAAGAGGTTGACCTAGCTCCGCGATAGGGATTGGCTTCGTGGTGACGCGGACATGATCGCCTGTCTTCATAAGAATCAGTGATGCAGAATTACGACGTGCGACAAATCAACGTGGCTCGTTTCCGTCCAGTTGTCTTCCGCTGGTTTGTTCAGGCCGCCGTGCCATTGGTAAGCACCCCAGCCGATGATTCCGAGATTGCTCCCGTAGCTAATGCTGTCCCCCACCTTGCCGCCGAGTTTGTATCCTACAATCTGCCCCACGACATCAAGTGCCATGGTTGTTCCGTACTCACCCCACGCGGCACCGTAATGCCCTTGGCAGTTCTCGACGTTTGGGATGCGGCAACGACGGAGCCCCTCCTCATAAACCACACCAGCTACGACCGTAGTTACGACTCGCGTGCGGATAGGATGGTCGCGGAACTGACGCTTCGTCCAATCAATAGGGCCAGCTTGCGCATGCGCAGAACAAAGCAAAAGAACTCCAAGAGCGATTATTTTCTTCATAGTCATTTCCCGTGTCCTTTGCAGAACGCCATCCCGCAAGTTTTGCAGGGTTTCACCGCTGGAGCGCTTCCCAATCCAGCATCTCCACTCGCGACAGTCCCCACATCGGTCGAAGATTCGGGAGCGCTTCCAGATCGCCGGATTGCGTCGTGGGCAACGGTTTCAACTGCTCCAAGCGTACCCGAATGTCGATGACCTCGGCGACGGCCAGATCCTCCGGTCGCGCCAGCGCTCCGTCCTTCCAGATTAGCGTCTGGAGTCCGAGCGGGGTTTTTACTTCCACGATTTTGAACATGACTACTTCCGTTTCCGGGCTGGGAAAGTATTTGCCGTTTTATCCATGAACTGAGCGGTCGGCCATCCGCTAGAGCCTGTATTTGTGCGTATTCCTCGTCAGTCACGATGACTGTAATCCGCATGTGCGCAACTGTACTACAAGTGCGCAACTGTGCGCAACTATATGTTTTGTGAGCATGGCCTTCTTTGGGACAGACTTACGCCTGCCTTCGGGCCATGATTTACATGGAGGACGTTATGAAAAAGCCAAAGGTATCCACAAAGAAATCGAAGTCGAAGAAAGTTACGAAAGAGCCAGTCAAGGCAGCCCATGTCGAAGAAGTAGCACCAGCCGCGCCAGTCGCGGAAATTCCAGCAACGCCGCACAATTAGGGTTTTCGTTTATCCCAGTCTTGGTTTTCGAGAACCTTGAACCCACTGGCCATTTCGTCAACCAAGTTGGTATTCGTGTCAGCGGCGCCCGAGGTGGCTTTTGCGGGGACGCGGGGCATGTCGCCTCTGGCGAGTTCTGTGCGGTGATTCGCGTCTTCCACTTTTGTGTTGCGCCACTTGCCGCCTGTATTGATGGGCTCCGGTGGACCTGTTACCGATACGGGTGGTTGTCCTTGTTTTAGTGGTGGCATGATCGCTCCTTTTATTTCTTATTGAAGGCTTTACGCATTGCTTCCTTCTTCTCGGGCGTCAAGTTCTTGCGCTGTTCGGCAGTCAGGGAATTTCTCATCCATCCTTCGAAGCCACTAATACCTTTCTCGAACGGCCCAGGTTCCTTACCTTTTGCTTTTCTCGCTGCGGCTGCGGCCTCGCGTGCTTCGGGAGACCAAGTATCCACATTTGTCGATTCGGGAAGCGTTGATGGTAAACCAGAATCGCCGATAGGAGTGTTGCGCCAACTTGCCGGTTTCAGTGGAGGCATAGTTTAGCTCCTTATCATCTGCGGTCGTTTCTTTGTCGCGAGAACGCGATCTATAAACTTTCCAACTGGCAGAATTTCCATTGAACCAAAATGCTCAGGCCGGTCATAATTCGAGTAGAACGCAGCGCGTGCTTCGGCTTGCGAACCAAAATTAACGAAACATTTATCCTCATCGAACTCCATGAAGTCGGGTGCCTTCATTGTGTGGATGACGTAGACTTCCTCTGAGTTTGGGTCAGGCCCTACAAATACGTCAACGTGGTCCCCATCGGTGCCTCTCGTGTTGCGCAGGTACCCGTAGTCGTGAGTAAGTGTCACTTCCCAATCGTTGCCGCCTTTGTCTTTGCCCTTGCGCGTCGAGCCAGCTTCATTCTCAATGGAGATATCCAGTCCGTGCCACACGATGCGTTTATGTAATGAGCGCGCATCTGCGACGACCGCATCTGCAGCACCCGTTTTGCGCAGTATGGATTGAGGACGTTCAGGATGACCAGGACTTGGTCCTTTACCTTCGATGCCAGCGAGCAACTCCTCGCCAGGCAGTTCAGGTTCCTCTTCGGCCTCGTTAATCTGTTCGTCGGTAATGTTTGTGAAGACATTCGTGGTTTCGCCCAAGGCTTGCAATTCTTGCATGGCTGTTTTGCGGCCTATCACGCCCGAATCGTAAGCAGCAAGAATCGGTGCAGAGGCTTTCGTAACTAGCTCTGCTTTTTCTTCCTCGGTGAGTACGCGGATCGACGGGAAAGACATATCCAAGTCGTCCGGAACTTCGCCAAAATCACTCATCAAGATTACGGGGAAAAGTTTGTCCAAGTTAGGGCGCAGATGGTTGCTTTGTTCTTTTGCAATGCGCTGCTCATAGAGGAGTTCGTCGGAATCGTTTGTTTGTCCCAAGCCAGTGATGGTACGGCCAAAAAGATGCGTGATGGTATCTTCGGCTGCGCCCGCCACATCCATCTGGAACTGTTGATAGACTTCGCTCATGCCGGCGAACGAATACTGGACCGCTTTCATGTCGCCATCTTTACCAAGGATGAGCATGGACTGATTCGAGAGGATTTCATTCTGTGCCTGAAGCACACTGGCGAGTCGTTGTTGTGCCTGAGTGCCAGCGCCTAGTCCAGCGAGAAATTGGTCAAGAGTGGGATCGACACGCGCAATAATATTTGCGCGGAACATGAGCTGCAAGATCGACCAAGATGCATTGTCCTTTTTCCGTAGTTCTTCATAGACCAATTCGAGGATCGAAATACCCCAATAGAGTTGCGCCTGGAGTTCTGGCGTAGGAATCTCTGGACCTGTAAATCTCAAGATGCGGCTGGAATGCACGCGGAAGTTTTGACCTTTGTCCTGCGCGTAGCAGTTGTAATATTCTGGTAGTCCCCATTCGAGAGGATGCCGCAAGTTTTCCGAAAGTTCGCTATCTTCGGGCCAGATGCCTACCCAACGATCAAACGGGATGAGTCCTAGATAACTACCTGGGTTCACGTCATCTAGGTCGAGTGGCTCTGCGAGAATCTTTTCGTGGCCTTTGATGACAATAAGCGCGCCCGCTCCGCCGTAGAGTCGTGCCCACTTCAAGGCTCGGCAAATGTTGTATGGCGAATATGTGCGCTGAATCGTCCGATTGAAAGTCTTGATATCCTCTGGGTCAATATCGGACACGAGCTTTGGCCATGCTCGTACCATATCCTCGGCTTTGCCATCCACGATTCGGCGCGCGAGCCAGTGATTTCTGTAAAGCGTCAAAAGTAACCAGTAATTATTTGAGAGCCGGACCATTTCATAATCCGTGCCCTCAGTCAAAGATGGGCTACCCCATCCCATCCTGGCTACCATGTTCACGAAATAATCGATGCCGGTTTGACGGAGAGGATCGGTCGCGTCTGTCGCGACTCCATTGCCATTGGCGTGACCGTTTTTCTTGGCTTTGGCGATGCGGTCGCGGGCGATGCGCTTTTTGGTTTTGGCTCTCACTGAATTTTAGACAACTCAAGATCATCAGCGAAAATAATAAACTTTATATTCTGAGGCTGCAGGAGGTCATTTATTAAGTTGACTTGCTTTGCGAAAACCTCGCCTACCCCACCAGTTGGAATTCGTATTGCATAACTGTGGTTAGGCTCAAGTTCGAAAACGTCGGTGAGCGGTATGAGACTTTTGAGTTTTTTAATATCCATGGAATCTCACTTGTTCGTGACTGACCAGCTCGCCGTGCTCGTGCCGTTCGCGGCCGAGACCACAAAGACTTGCGCGAGGTCGTTCACATCGAACGCATCCGAGGCACCCGCTGAAATAAGTTTTCCGTTGGCTGTCGTAACACCGTTATTGTTGCCGTAGAACAGCGCTCCACCGACTGCGGCAAGGTTTACATGGACGCCTTCGCCGCGGACTGCTCCGCCACTGAGCACTGCTCCAAGGGGATTCTGCGGGACTACGGAGGGCAACGGTTGCGCGGGGCCGGTCGTTACCGCTTGCTGGCCCGTCGCGAGTAACGGGTAATTCGGCATAGGCCACCTCGCGGAAAGTATAGCCTAAGCCGCTGCCAGCATGTAGCGGTACTTTGGAATCTTGGTGTGTAGTCCGTACCGAAGGCAATCAGCTTCATCATCGTTCTGCTTTAGGGGCTCCTCGACACCTCGCTTGGCTTTGTTGGGGTCCCAGACGTGGGCCATGATCCCCCGGAGCGTGCGCACACATTTCCGATTGATACGCAGTTTCCGCATTGCCATCATGCCGGCGACAGTCTGCAATCCTTCGGTGACTTCGTTCTTTGCCTCAGCTACCCATATTCCGCGCCCTGCACATTCGTTTCGGAAACTGAGAGCCTCGGGCGGAATGATAACTTGGCAGGCTTGGTTCCCCATGAATTTGATGAGATTGTCCGCGTGTTGGCCGTCCGTGAGTTGGCGCATCTCTTGTTCGCTGTCCCACACAAATTCGCGGTCAAGCCAAACCGTATCGCCATCGTCCCAGAATTCTTGGTAAACGTGAGGATGGTTTGTTCCGTAGTCGTTGCTGATCCAGTGGTCTTGGTGCCCGCCAGCATTCTTGAGCGTGATCGGTGCTTCGTCATAAATGAGTTCATCGCTCCACGCATCGCCCCAGATTGAGCCTTGCGCCATGACCCAGAGTCCGAGGATAAAGCGCATGTAGAACATGCCCTTGTAGAATTTCTTGAGCGTGTCCACGTAATCTCTGCCGAGATTCGGATTGTCTTCCATCGTCATGTGCAGATGGAACAATTCCTTTTGGAGTTCTCCGAGCGCCTTGTCAATAAAGCGTACCTTGAGCCAGTGCATCGGATTGTCGGGATTCGTCGTAGCGTAGAGCCGCGCGCCTTCGGGCGACATACGGGTGAGAAGCATGTCCCAAAAGGATTCGGGCATGAGCACAGCTTCGTCGACGATGGCTACGCCCACCGTGCTGCCACGAATGAATTTTTCCGAAGCGATATCTCGAGCACCGAGTATTTTCCATTCCGTACCGAAGATGCTCAAGTGTCCTGTGTGCTGGCTGTAGGAATAATCGCGGTCGTCAATCAGGTCGAAGAGGTCTTTGAGAATGTTGGTGTAAACCGTGCCGGCCGTCTGGCCGATGAGCACGCGCCATCCAGGAACTTCGCTGTAACACGCTTGCCAGATTTTCGGATGCAGAGCCCAAGTTTTCCCAGAGCGTACAGATCCATCGAGGATATTGATGCGCTTATCCTCGTGGAGAGGGCGCAGAGCAAAATCGTGAATGCGTGGGCCGTAATTAAGTCCGGATACCAAGCGTGTGCCTGGGACTCACGATTTCTCTTCCGTAGGAGTCGGGGAATCATCTGGCGGTGACGTCGCGGGTGGATTGGTGCGAGCTGCAGCGAGTGCGCCGATGAGTCCTTCAAGCCGATCTCTGCGACCCGTCCACTCGATGCGCATTGTTGACCGGCCTTCTTGGGCTTCGCGTATTTCCGTCATTGCGTGAACGTCACCACTCACGATGCCTTCGAGGTAGGCGCGGAATCCAAGCGTGCGATTGAAAGTAATTCCCTCGGGCAAATAGTCGGCATGTTCCATTTTCGCTGGCAAGTCGGGGCGAGGGTTCATCTTCATCGCTTCCGACAAGTACGCGCATGCTTGGCAGCCTAACAGCGCATTGAGTCTCCATCGCAGCGGGTCCGGGAGCACGCAATCACCAATCAATGTGTATTCGTCAGTGACCGGACGCCGGCCGTTTTTGCCCTCGGGGTTGAGCACCTGGCCGGGTTTTACTGGGATAAGATTCTTGAGAGTGTTAGGCGAAATGGTGCGCTTCATTCGATCCTTGGCACCTTTGGGCCTGCCCCGTTTTCTTTTGAACTTAATTTTGGGGATGTTCATAGCCGCCAGAGAATTATATACCCGAATGCGCAGGGATGCGCAACGGTGAGCAATTGTGCGTACCTATTGAACTGGAGGCCCTCCGATATATTCCGCGCCATCAATGGGGATCATGAGGTTCGTTAGTCCTCTGGCTTGGCAGAAGGGACTGCGGCGCCGGTGGTCATTGGCTAGAGCTACGATACAGACTTGTTCCATCCAGTGACACACGTCTTCATCTGACGCGCGTATGGGGACCGCGCAGTCTACTTTGACGAGTCCGCAGAGTTCGCAGGAATACTTGCAGAGGATGGTACGGGATTCGCTCATGGCACCAATTGGGAGGGACGGAATTCTTTACAGTCGCAGCGATGCTCATGGGGGACAACAGAAGTGAGGCACGATATCTCTCTTTTCGAGCACTCCATCGCGCCATAGCAGGAATCGCCCGCAGAGGAATGGATAAATCGGTTATGGCCACAGGCGCATTGTTCAGTAAATGGATCACTGGCGTAGTAGACGGGATTCCCAAGGGGACATTTGTGGAGTCCTGGCCCGACTTCGATTCCGCATTTGTAGCAGCGCATCTCAGTCTCCGATCAAGAGCATGTGCTCACATATCCAGCCGCCACTAGGTTCCATTTCCGTTCCAGTTTTCCAGTTCCACGCATGAGCGTAAGACGGGAACGATACGATCTGCCATTCGCGACCGCCGCAGTGCTCAGGCTTGCTGCGCATCTTCTCGGTATCGATTTGGACGAACGTACCGCGCATCACAACCTTTGCGCCTTGTGCTTCCTGCATTTGCGCGCACCAATTCTCCACGGGAGCGATTTCGACTTGCAAGATCACGGTTTGCTTTCCCACTTCGGTCCATCTGGAGTATCTTCCAAATGGCACGTTCCATCGGAGCGGGCATAGAACCAAGTTTTACCATCAGTCGAACATTCGACCTTGCCTGCTTCGGTAAGGCTAAGAGTTGAAAGCATAAGTATAGGTCGGTCGGTTGGACAAGCTACGGCTTGTTTTTGGCCTACCAAAGAGAAGAGGTACAGGACACCAAAAAAGTACGCAATGGCGCCGAATGCCAACACGGCGCCCCAGAACGGATGCCGCAGCGCCCAACCGAGTATTCGATATGCGAGTTCTTTTGTCTGTTCGTCGGTCATGTTCAACCTTTCTTAAATATCAATTCGCGAATCTCTTGGCCGCGTTCCAGATATCCTTGCGTTATTGATCTCCCTACCGTATCGCTGCCAAGGACATCCGGAGCGCGTAAATCCATCATCATACTTTCAAGCGCGCATCGAAGCGTCATTGCCTGCGCTTTACTTAGGAGTACGCCATTTATCGTGATCGTTGGTTCCATCACGGCCTCACCGCGCTGTGCAACCAACGCCAGCCAAGGGACACGAGACCTAAGCCGATGAAGCCGATGGCCAGGATAATACCGAACGCGATTGCGCCGGTTGCGAGACTCGCATTGTAGGCGTCGCGCTCCTCGCACGCAGGGACCGAAGCATCAGGCGTGGTTAGCCAGAATAGAAACGCTGCGGCTGTACAGAGCGTAGCGAAGATGAACAATCCGCTTATCATGACCGCTCCATTTTAGTGGTGGGCTTGACGTACCCACCGTGAGGATGACGGTCCACGCAAGGCGGAGTGGGAGGAAATCCCGCAGGACGCGAGACAACCATGCACCCCGAGCCAAGATCAAAGTCGTATCTAGCGTCCATTGATGAGCACCTTCACACGATGCGCTCGCGCGACATGCGTGTTGAGTCCATGGGCCGCACGAACTGCATGATTCATTTTCGTCGGATCATCCCAATAAATACGCATCCACTTGCAGTCGGGTACGCGGCATTTCGCAAGAGTCTTTTGAGGTTGGCGAGTATAAGTGCTCATGCAGCCTCCAATTGGTCAAACAAATCTTGGATAGCTTCGTTCTCGGTCTTCCCATGCCCTATCGGTCCTGACTTCCAGTGGTCGCCGCTTTCGTCGCTTCCTTCGAAACTGGCGTCATAGGTATTTGAATCGATCGCGCTCCAGTCCAAGCAGCGAATCGGAATTGGTGGATAGTCAAATGTGGTCACGAGGTCAATCTCTTGCCGAATACTTACGATGGACAGTGGTATGCCGCTCATTCACCTTCTCCTGTCCGCACGAGGACCGCTAGAAGAGTGATGGAAAAGATTGCAACCATTGTCCCGCAAATAATAGCCAAGATCATGGTTGCACTTCCGGCACGTTGGGCATACCGAGCCAGAGATCGTCCAACACATTCAACGACTCTAACGCACTCTCACACGTCCTGTAATCCCACTGCCCGTCCAGATGTGCTTGGTAGATGTGCGCCCCGACGCGCTCAATAAATTCCTGCGCTGTCGAGTGGTCAAGTACAGGCAATTCACCTTCAAGCCATCCCTGACGGAGCCATTCACTAGCAGTTTGTATGTTCATTTGATTTCCTCCTGTACTCGGGTGTCAATCCAAGTACGCGCTAAATGTACAGAATTAGGGTTTGGCTGTCAAGGCGAAACGTAAGCGAATGTTTTGTCCTTCAACACTCCTATTAAACCGTATCAATGCTGGCTATTTATCGCGTTATTTATACGCGAGTAAGAAGTTTCGGTTTTAGCCCCATTTCATGGAGGCGCTCGAGCGTGACGGCCACATAGTTTGGTTCTATCTCCATTCCGTAACAAATACGATCAGTTTGCTCGGCCGCGCAGATTGTAGTGCCGGAACCAGAGAACGGCTCGTAGCAGATTTCTCCCGTTTTGCTCCATGCTTCGATAACAAATTTAGATAGTTCTACAGGAAAAACTGCTGGATGCCCCTTAGTATGAACTCCTCTCGCAGCTTCCCGGTTGATGCGAATTACGGAATCCGGGATTTTGTGGTCCTGACCATAGAGTTCAGGAGAGCAAGCAGTATGAATTCGACCATCAGGATGACGTAGCGCATCTTTCTTCGCTCGGAATTTCTGCGAGTTTGGTTTCGTTGGAATTATTTTGTTTGGTTTCTGCCGTTCACGATTGAAATGAAATACAAATTCATGGGATGGCGCAAGTCTTCCCATCCAGTCTCCAGGCAAGCCACTACCTTGATCCCACACATAAAAACCAAATTTCCGCCATCCGAGTGTACGCATGTGGTTGATCCATGAATCCCAATACGAAAGCCATTCGCAGTCCCGATGAACAAGTCCTAAGTTGATTAAGACCTGCGTATTATCATCTGCCGGCAATGCGTCGGACATTGACTGCATCATCGCATCCCAGTCGAAATCCTTTCCTTCATAATTACGCTGCTCGAAATAGGGGGGGGATGTGAAAACCACCTTCGCAAGTTCTTTACTCATTAGAGATGCAACGTGTTGTTTCGATCCCGCATCTCCGCACATCAGACGATGCCGACCGATTCCCCATATTTGCCCTAGCCGTGTTTTCCACTTTCTTGCGAGTTTCGATGCAATATCATTCTTTGGATGTGGAACGCCGCTTTCTTGAGGTGTGGCCCAGAACTGCACTAGTTCGCGATCATCCCAGAAAGATGATAAATCCAAATCGAAATCAAGTTTCAAGTCTTTCAATAAATCGGTATTCCAGTCTAGATTAATTTCACTTGTGCGATTGTCGGCGATGGCGAGTTCTCTTGCTTTTTTTGAATCAAGGTCAAGGTCTGTGCGCTGAACCACGACCAATTCTTTGCCATCGGTTTCTACGACACGGATACGACCACCTTTCTTTTTGATTGCTTCTAAAGTTTTATTTCCCGCTATGACGCGACCGGAACGATCAATTAAAATGGACCTACCCGCGCCGTATTTCGCGAGTGATTCTGCAATCATTTTTCTGCCGCGGTCTGTGCCGAGATTGGCATTCTTGTTATCCAGTCTCAAGTCTGTGATCGATTTTATTTTCATGTTATGTCCACACGAGCTCCTTTTCAAAAACATGCTTTCCAGTCTTCGTGAATCCAGTGTGCCGCCATCCAGCGCGAAGATAACATCGGCCTACTGGAAAAGGGCAGAACTCAGCACCTCGTTTTTTTTTGTGTCCCGAGTTTGCGAGCATCGATAAATGTATAGGCTAGTCCTGGTCCCCATTTTGTGACCGCCAGTCTTTCGGCTTCAAGAATGATGGAACTTGCTTCGCGACACGATTCGTTGCGGAAGATGGCGCAGTTGTATCCAACGCGACCGTCCATCCGTTTATCGTCTTGCGGCCACATCCACACAAAGAGAATCGTGCCTTCCGCGTTCCGTAAAACCAACTTCCGTCCTGAGTAGCAGAATTGTTTCTTCCCAATGCTTCCCGGTCGTCGTGTGTAGTGACGATCTGCAAGCGCACGGCACTCTTGGTCAAAGTGGTTCGTGCGGATTAGACCGTCTGTGAATGCGAGAAGCAAATGAGCACGGAGCTTTTACTTTTTCGCAGGTACCGATGGCGGTGCCGCAGCTGTAGGTTGGAGAATGGGCGCTGGCGTGAACTTCTCTTTTTGCCCGTCCCACTGGTGACCAGGATTTGAGTTAAGCGTTTGCGTGATCTGCGCCTGCATTCGCCTGCTCATACCGTCGATCTGGTCTCCGAGAGCTATCAATTGTTTTACTTTGGGATCTTGCGAAAGCATTTGATACTGCTTCTGAAGCGCCTTTGCGGTGACGATCTCCTGACGGAAATCATCATTGGGACAAAGTTCATTTGGGCCGGCCACGCAAGGTGCCAGCGCATCGCTCGCGTGAGTCGCGTGGTACGACCCGAAGAAATAGGCTCCTACCGCGAGCCCGATCACCAAAACTGCAACTACGATCATTTTTACTTTCAAGTGTTCCTCTCCTTGTCGCCTTTCGGCGTGTCAGATTGTGTCACAAAATCAGGTTACTCGGTGCCCTCAGCTCTCATGTGCCGGTGGCTCTGGGTCAAACATTCTTCGGTGTTGCAGGCCCAGCTAACGCCCGGATAGCTTTTGCCAATGGTTCGCATGGATGTTTCGTGCGCTGCTCAATGATGTATTCGCCTGGCCGCTGCGGGTCCATCACGCAGTAGTGTGTCTCCACGAACTCTGCGATTTCCTCAATCGTCGCTCGCCGGATGCCTGCTGCAAATTCACTCAACGCCTCGCTGTCCATTACGCTAGTTCTCACTGCTCCCCTCCGACTGTTTGCCTGTGCCTGCTGGCTCACTCGTTTTACCTGCTAGGCCGCTCGCACCGAAGAACACTATCGGCACACAGTCGCGGCATAGCAACGCATCACTTATTACTAGCTTGATTCCGCCATCGATTTTCTCCATCGAAACATCGCAAGCCAATTCATCTTTCAGGTGTCGCTTGCAACGGTCACAGAAAGCATCCATTAACGGATTGTCCGGCTTCGGTGGTTCAGGTTCCTTTTTACTCCACCACATCTTTCGCTCCTCTCTGGCCCGCGCTCAGGACTGCTTGGGCGGGCGCTCCACTCGACCAATTCCCTTACAGGTCTCACAGGTCACCATGTTTTGCTTGGCCTCGTACTCCTCTTCTGCTCGCTTGCGAGAGCCTGCCGTTTTCTCATCGCGCTCAGGCCCAGCGGCATCCAAGAGAGGCCACAATTCCTTAGGGTATCCTGAATAGCACGGATTCTGTGGCCGCATCCCGCGCTTCCGGCAAGCGTAAATCGTTCCCGCATAGGCCGAGTATGATGGCTGGATAGCTTCGCAGTCCTTGATGGCCTGTTCGTAGAGAGGCAGGTCCCGAGGCGTAATGTCTTCGGCGTCGGCGCACGCCCAAAAGAACAAATCGTTGCAGTTCTCAGCGATAACAATGCCGCCGTCCGTGTCGAAATAGAACTTGTCTATTCCGCAGTCATGCTCAACGAGAAAATGCAGGACCGCCATCGTGTCAGCGTCGCTCATTCGGCTTTTGCCTCCTTGTCTGGCTCCTGGCTGGCTTGCTCAACCCATTTACCTTCCAAGAACCGCTTAAGGTCTTTCTCTAGCGCAGCGCAAACGCTGTCATCTTGAATTAGGAGTTGCGCATAGCTGTGCGGAATCGTTGTAGTTATCTCAACGGACTCCACCCACGCATCGGGGGCATTATCATTTATGGTCAACGTTACTTCGCTGCGCTTCGCGTTAGCTCTCATGTGTCTCTGCTCCTGAATTGCTTGGTGCTGGCTCCTAGCTGGAGAGCCGCACAGTTACATTTGCCTGAACTTGAGTGCCAGTATTTCCGCTTCCGCAAGTTGAGCCTCAAACATTGCGGTAGCAAGCGGGTCAGGTGCATTCACTTTTGATGTTTCAATAGCTGACTTTAACTTCGCAACTTCCGCTTCCACAATTTGCGCTGCCTCTTCACTCGTAAATGTTCTCATACCATTCTCCTTAGTTGAGGTAACTTCGCGTACCCGCTGCTCGCTCGGCTGGCGGGCTGCCAGCAGGTCTTTCACATCTGTTACAAGGAAAAATTCTCCTAGCGCGTGCTCTTCCATCGTCCTCTCCGACCCTGTATTCGCCCATCGTCGCAGGTCGGTTAAATACTGTAATGTTATCGGCTGGCGGGCTGCGGCCAGCGCGTGTGACAACCTGACTGCCTTGCACAGATTGGCTGGCATCCCACAGCAAAAGTGGTCGCAGAATTCTACGCCGCTAAGAATCTGCGCCGCCTGCACGACTTCTGGCGTTGCTTCTGGGTGCGAGCATTGAGGCTTGCTGTCTACAAACTCTTTGTCACAGAGGTAGCAGCTTTCACGTATACGGAACTCGTTGCGGTGCCCCGTCCCCGCCTCCTGAACGGCTGGCGCGGGCACCGGGTCAAGCCCCGCTTCCTTTCGGCATTCGTTGCAAGTCTCTACAAAGTCTCGGTGGGCATGCGGCTCGGCTGGCGCTCGGCTCTCAGCGGGCTGGGCG